TATCTATACGGTACTGTATAGCATGTATATTTAATAAACTCTAGGTCTTTAGAATCTTGGAGGGGATTATATAGACAGTTATTATATATTTATACGCCTTGTAATACGGTCATTTTCCGGCATATAGTGCACAAAAAGCCAGACCTTCTGGCACCTTGCCCGGCGTGATCTGGCTGCTAAATTCTTATTCTTTTCGCGCTCTGGCTGTCTCCCCCTCCTGAGTTCCTTCGCCTGTCGTTATTTTTATTTTATCCACATCGGTTTTAAAAATCAAGTCCCAAAATAAAAAAAATTTGCTTGACAACTTCGGCAGTTTTGTGATATATGTGTTTTAACAGCTTCGGCGGTGGGGCTGTTTACCGGCTGAGTGCCGCGCCGTCGTTACGCCGCCAGAATAAGACAGTAAAAGCCCCGGGATTATCTCCCAGGGGCTTTTTTTTGCGTCTTTTTAAAACAGTTGTGAGCTTGATGTAATCCTCCTTATTTTTACGTTCCAATATGGTTCTACTTTAAATAATGTAAAATTTTATAATACTTTTTACATTCCAATATGGGACTACTAAACTCTATTCTATTATACCACATATAAAAGTGATTTGAAAGTTAATTTTCAAATCAGCTCTGTTTTCTTTTCCTCCCTTATCTGTTCTTCATATTTTTTTATGAGCCATTCTGGGACCGGTTCGTCTCCGTCGTCACCCCTGTATTTGATTGGGTCAATATTATTTGTGGAGCACCACTCCCAACTATTGTAATCGTCGCCGTCTTTTGATACGATGTAGAATATATCATATTCGCTATCCACAAATGCCAACGTATCTGTTGCATTCATTGTGTACAGCATGATATACATGTTTCTCCTGTATGCGTACGCCATTTCTAGTGGTGAATCTTCGCCGCCCAGAAATTCCATGAACATTTCAACGTCGTACGAATCTTTTGACAGTTTGTTGTAATAATCGTAAACCTTTTCGTCCCATCCGTCTGGGAAAGTTTTACATTCTTTTATTTTCTCATTATCTTCTTTAGCCATTTTGTAAATGGTTTCAAGTTTTACTCTCTTAATCATTTTCTTACCTCCAAATTTTGTGGTTATTTCCAACGTTTAATAATATCTCCGTCATAATGATTGGGTGCGTCTTCGCCCGGGTTGACGCTTTCCAAGACGTAAAACTCCGTCCTTTGTTTTAAAGCATTATATAGGACTCTCCGTCTCCGTCATACTCGTTTGATGCCTCTTCCGCCTCTTCCAGGCTGGAATAAACACCAATTGTTTCATGACTTGGTGTTTCGACTACTTCAATTTTCATCGGGGTTGTTTCCAAGGTGTCCACGAAGTCCGTCTGCACGAGCTTTTTTTCATCCTCGTCAAACTCGAACTCGTTTTCCTCAATCACATATTCCTCGACTGAGTAAAGATTTTCAAGCTTGACGACGCTTGTTTTGCGTTTTGCAAGTTCCTTTTTAGCCTCTTCCAGATCGTCAAACGTTTTTATGTATTCAGGGGAAGGATCTAACGCTGTGCATCCTTCCCCAATATTCTTTCTGTTTTTGTAGCTAAATTCCGCCGTTCTTTTCACCAAATCATATTTTATCATTTTTTCCTCCTTTTAACTTAATGCGCGAGCGCATGAAATAAAATTTTGTTCGGCGGTTTCGTCAACAAGTTCCGCCGGGATTCTCACCCAGTTTTCATCCAGAGAACTTATAAAATTCTCTTTCTGGGATTGTGTGCCGCACAGCCAAGCTGCTGTGACTTTGGAACATCCGAAGTTTTCGGAATTGTTCCGCGCCACCTGTTTTAATTCAAATTCTTTCATTTTTCTCCTCCTAGTTAATCCCAATAACCTTAACCCGGGTCTGTAAAATATCCTCCGCAGTCTCCAGAACCTCGAAATCCACTATGTACTCCTCGCCGTCCTGATATACTGCGATTGCTCCAGACTCTATCAGTTCTTCGCCGTCCCCGTTTCCGTCCCAGAGCTGGCCGAAGAAATATTCTTTTCCGGCTTCAATTTTGTCCTCTGTTCCGAGGATATATGACAATGTATTTAACTTCATGTTTATTTCCTCCTTGACTTTTCCCCTGTGCTGACATATAATTTCGATATCAGCAATTTTTATTGTTGTTTCCCGGTGTTCCATGATTTCGCCGGGAGTCGTCCCGGTCTGGCGGAACGTTGAGTTGAAATATGTTAAAATAAGATTGTAAGTCTTATCAAGTAGGGGCGTAACTGTTTTGGTTACGCCTTTTGCTGTTATGACTCGTACCACAGTTTTTTTCCAAGACCGTGAATGTACTTGGTTGTTGCCTCTATGAGTTCCGGCTCAGTGCATCCCAAACCGTACATGAAGTCATTTCCGGGATTACAATGAGTTTTGCAGAATTCGACTACCTCAGACCAATCGCTCGTTTGGTAATAGGCGATCTGATCACCGCCTTCGTATTCAATCTGAATATTATACCAACATGGCGTTTCTGTGATTCTGAAAGCCACTTCCTGATGTTGGCTTATTAAATTTTTCATTTTTCTTTCAAGCCAAATTAAATCCTTGTATTTTGTTGCCATTTTTATTCCTCCTGTCCGCCCCTGCCCGGGGCTGCGTGATTGGTTTAATTCATTCTTTTTAAGATTTCTTCTTTTAAGAGTCTGGATTCAAAAAAATCATTATTAGTTGCATATTCATAAAGCAACCTTTCGTTTGAAAGCTTCAACATATCGTAAACTTCTCGCTTCCTCTTCGATATTTTTTCTTGATCTTCCTGTACCCTTTTCAACCTTGCATCAACTACTTTTAATGTTTCGAGATTGTACAAATCTTCACCGTTCAAAATTCCGGATTTTATTAATTTGTACTCTACTAAATACATTTTATTTCGAATTTCGTCATAATACAAATAATCTGATTCATCAATAACTTTTACAATTTTAAAATCAAAGTCATCATTTTTCAAAATATCCTGTTGTATTGACCTGTTATTGTGTTTTCCTCTTGCGATTTCTCCCTTGTGGACTTCCGCGCGCTTTTTTAATTGCGTAGAAGAACCTATATATTTCTTTCCGGTTCTTCTATTTGTTATTGTGTATACTCCACATTGGTCTTTACCTGGAATATTGAATAAATCACTCATTCTGTAACCACTTCCTTTCTATGGTTACATTATACATTATAATTAATGTAACTGTCAATACAAATTTACATTGTTTTTAAAGTTTTTTATTTTTCTGTAGTATCTACATATTTTATAATGTTTCCCGGCTGCATATCTAATATAGTACATATTTGGTCAAGGGCTTTAATCCCTACCATTTTATTTTCTCTCAAACACTGTATTGCATTCTCTCCCAGAAGCTTTTCCTTTCTTAGTTTACCGGGCGCGTACCCTGATTCGTTTAATGTTTTCAACACATCAATTTTATATACAAGCATTTTCTTTTCTCCTTTCAGATCGTCTTTGCATAGTTACATTATATAATAGGTAGTTTTTGTTTACAAGGACTTTTACATTAAAAATAATGCACAAATTATATATAGTTATTTACATTAATTTTGATGTATTTTGCATATTGATTTTACATTAAAAATAATGTATTATATAACCATCAACAGAGAACAAACAACCCGGACACAGAGCCGGGAGAAAGAAGGAAAAAAGCATGAAAAGAGAAGAAAGAATAGAAAGAGTGATTGAGTTATTAAACAGTTATGATGAAAACATCCAGGGTGCCGCAGAATGCGGTATTTCCGCTGAAGAATTGTGGAATACACTTTACGCACCACATATTCAGGCAATCATGGAAGAAAACAAGTAAGGGGGAAAAATTAATGTGTAAAATCATTCCTTTCCCGGTTCAGGAGTCAACCGGATTCATAAACTTAAAACAGTTCTTCGAGGTTTCTGGAACTGTAAAAACCACAGAGTTTTACCTTGGAACTGCTGAAGAATTAGCAAGGCAAAACAAAATAACACAGTTCGAACTGCTGACGCTTCGCAGAATCGGACGTCAAAAACTAAAGGCGTTAGAAAGCCAGACAGCCGCCCCGGTTGCCGCCCCTGGTTTATATATGTACACGCCGGAAATGGGGCAAGAAAAGCCAGAATGTCAGATCGACGCAAGTCTGAGTTATTACGGCGATCACTGGTTTTTAACAACTGAATTGAATTTAAAAGGGCGCGGGATTCGCCTTGATAAAACGGAAAACAGTATAAATTATTATATCGTCACAGAACGCGCTTTTGAGAAACTAAAAACAGAATACAGTATATCTAAAGTTAATTATTTAGATTAATTGCTTCCGGTGGCGGTCAAGCCGTAGCCCCAACGCAACCGCCGGATTTCAAAAAAAATAAAAAAGAGAGGTAAATGAACTATGAAAAACACAATGTTTTTAGCTCCTGAACAGGAGCAGAAAATAAAAGATGCGATGCTGGCACTCGACAGCCTGACATATAACACAATGTGTTATGGCTGCAAAGCACTTCACAAAACTTGTGGCGGAACCACAAGCAAGTTTTACGGCGGTTGTATTTACAGGGAGCCAAACGGATTAAATGCAATATTTGGCTTCGCTCGATTTGTCCCGGAACTTATCAAAAATGAGGATTTTTCATCATATGATGAGTTTCTGGAAGAACTGAGAAGCAACCGCGCCGGCGTTGCTGATTGGCTCGAATCCCGGGCACGCGGCGAACACTTCAAAAATGAAGTGCTGACCGATAAATATATTACAGCTTGCAAAAAAATTTTAAACATTTTAAAGGAGATACAACAGCTATGACGCAGAAAGAATTAAAAGAAATGTACATGAATATTATTAAACCAGAGGTATGGGAAGATGAATATATGCAGAACTTTGCAAAGAAAAATTGTGCTTACGTGGTTCAATTTTCAAATGGAGATATCGCAGATATTGAAAAACCATCTATAAAAAAGGACTTCTGTTTTGGTGCCGGCTCTTATGGTACTTGCACCAACGAAGAAATGAAAGACGCCGAAGACATGGCAGCATTAGCCCGAAAAAGCGAGCAATATTTTAAAGAACAAAATCTAAAAAAGATTGATTCTGATATAGAGGATCTCAAAAAATGTTTGAGCGGTTATGAATACGAGTGTTATACATATACTCATTATATGGGGCAACCAGACAACAGCAAATTAAAGGCTTTTACGGTGGTAAGAACCGGATATAATCCAGAATTTACCCCGATGCGTTGGATTAATTGCAAGGATATAAAAAAGCTGGGTGCGGACGATATCCAGAAAATTATTGACGGCTTTAAAGAAGTCAGAAAAGCATTTGAAAAACGGATTGACACATATTTGAAAAGATACGGAACAACAAAAGTAAATTCTTGGTCGTATATCTGCGATTAACAGGCCGGCAAGCGTACCGGGGAGCATTTCCCCGGCGGCCTTTTAAAATAAAATCAGGAGGAAAATAAAATGATTAAAATTGACATGTGGTACGATGACAAAAAGGAACAGGCAACCGGGCTTGATATTTGGTTTAATGATCTCGGCTGTTTTTATTCTGGAAATATCAAGATTTTTGGCAAGACCGTGGGTGACTATTACGCAGACAGCGTTCAGGAAATTTGCGAAGCGTTTCCGCACCTGGAAAAGAAAATAAATGATTGCTTGAATTAAATAAACAATTCCGGGCGGGGCTTTCCCGCCTGTTTTTCTAACCAGAAAGGGGCTTTTATATGATAGATAGAATTATAAAACCATCGTCGAAACAGACTATTGACGCCATAAAAAGCGGGGATTTTTCCGAAGTTGATAAAATTAAAGAATCGGCAGAAAAGGACGCTAGACACGTGTTTAATGCGGTTGCTTCCGGTTCCGTCCCGCTGATCTGGTACGACTTGCCGCCGGTGCGGTGTCAGTCTGGGGCGGTGTCTTTTATGCGGTATGCGCTGCATAAATCCACGAAAAAACCGGGATATTTACAACTTTCCTGTATGGAGATCAAAAACGGCTGCATGATTCCAACATCAGACCGTCAATACAATATCGCTGACGGCGGCTTTTCTGAGTTCTTCCGGGACTTTCCCCAGATTGCAAATATAAACTATTTAGAGCAGTAAAACCGCTGCTCTTTTCTGGTGTCCTGCATCCGCTCCGGGCGGCGGTGGTTCGTGACCTGTGCCAGGACTTCACCGGGGCTTGTTTCCCGGTGTGATGTGCATTGACAATTATATATAGTTGTATTGGCTTCTATTTGACGTTTTAACGGCTTTCAGCGTGATTCTGGTATATTTTATCACAGGCATATAAAACCGCCTTAAAACGTCAAATATCGAATTGATAACAGGGATTGACGACAGAACGCAAAGGGGTTATTATTTTGTATAGCTGTACGGCTATAAAAGGGAGATCACATGAGCAAAATAAAATACGTGTATCCATACAAAAACACTGATAAATGGATTACGCAAATAAATTATAACAGCAAGAATTACACGCTTGGAATTTTCGCAAGCCCGGAGGAGGCCGCACAAGTCCGCAAAGATGCGGAAATCGCAAAGAATAACGGCACGTTCCCGGAGTTCTTCGCGAAGCTGCGCCCGGGTGTGCAGATCACAAACAACAATATAAAACGATGCGTTGTCTGCGGGAAAGAGTTCGAGAGTCGTAACGGGCGACTTGTGTGCGGCCCGGAGTGCAAAAGGGAACGGCTGCGGATGTCTTACGCAAAAGCAAATTCCAAAAACGCTTATAAAAAAGACATCGTAAAATACAAAAATCTGCATCTTAACAGTTTCGGGCGCTGGGAGGTTAATGTATACCGGGATGGCGCAAAATATTACCTTGGCTCTTATTCTGCCTTAGAAGACGCCTTAAGCGCTCGTGATAGTTTTACGGGATGCACAGGAAACTACGCAGAAAAAGCGGAAGAAATCCGATCAGGGGCGTTAGCGACACAAGCACAAAAATGGTGCACCGGGTACAAACACGCTCAAGAGTTCTACAACCTTAACGGGGATTTACTTGTCCCCTACTCTTACGTTTGCCCGGACGGTTATAAACTGGGACAATGGATACGCTCACAGCGTAGCGCCAGAAAAGGCAATTCATACGCCCAGACCACACCGGAGCGGGTAGAACTACTCGACAAAATCGGGATGGTTTGGGACGTCAAGAAAGTTAGAAATACTTAATTAATACAATCATATCTGATTAGAACAAATGTTTAAAATTGGTATTACCGGGCAATTCCTGTATCAATTGCAGATGCACTGGAACTGGAAAACCCCGGAAAAAAATCGCAGAAATCTGGAACTAATTCAGACCTGCGATTTTTTATGCTTGTTAATTTTGGCGAAAATTCCGTAGAACGTACATCGGCGTGCTGTGAATTTTTTTGAATTTCTATTGACTTTTTAATTCGTAAGAGATATTATTATTCCAACGGATATCAATGGTGAAAGGCGTCCGGAGCCTCATTGATAGACGGATAAAGTATAACACATGGTGTTGGAAGGTGGCAGTAATCAAGCTGTCACCTTTTATTATTTCATAACGTTCAATTCGTCACTTCTGAAATTCTTTTTATTCTTTATAACGTTTGAAATTTTAACATTTCTGCGCTTCTGTCGGATCGTTTCCTTACTTCTGCGTTTCGCTGATTCCCTGCTGATGGTTCCCATGCCTACTCCTTTCTGAACATCTCCTTCATGTTCTGGCTCCGTGAATTGAGGTTTATAATTGGCACATCCACAACGAGTTCATCCGGCACGATACCTACGATCACAACCTTTGTCGGCTCTATTGCATCCAACATTTCTTTAAAGTTCTCACAAAACTCTATCCTGGCAGACTTTGACCGCACTCTGCCATTGGTACAACATGATACAGTGCTTCTGTGTGGCGTTCCGTCAAATATCCATGGCATTTCCTTTGGGCTGATAATATTTACGGACGGAATAATTTTAACGCCCATAACCGCCCAATAATAGCCTAAAGCATGGTTTCTGTACAGGTTGTAGATGTTCAACGCACTTGGCATCCCGGAAGCAATTGTGAAATCTGGGCTGCAAACTGAATTGAAACATTTTAAGTGCTCAATGTACTGGTCCGGCTGATTCCATACCTGTAGAAAGCTTTTGTCATCAATATAGAAATTCACCGTCAGGTCCTTATGCCCTTTCAGTGATCTGGATTTTGAAGACACAAAGTCAATCGACTTGCCTGCTGAGAAATCCACTTTTGGAAGCATTGGTATCTGAAACTGTCCATCAAGTTCTGCGCCGGTTATCAGATACTCTTTCATCACATCATATGCGGTATGTATCTGCGTCATAAAGCCCACCTCCATAGTATTATGTTAACACATTTTAGGCAACAAAAAAAGACCGCATTTCTGCCGTCTACGATGGTTTTTCCTGTGTCTCACACACAAGTTTTCCTCCTATGGTTTTAATTCGAATGTTTGTTCTTGTTCCTTACCTGTTCCCTAGCCTGTTCCCTCGAACTTTTAAACACCTCTAAAAAGCACAAAAAACCTTGATTTTACAAGGTTTTCGTTAGCAGCCAGTACGGGAATCGAACGTATCTTTAAACTGCTATTTTTCCTATAAAACCAATGCTTCTAACCTTTTGCAGGGTGTTCCTTTTTGTTCCCTGGCTGTTCCCTCTCAAAAAAAGCTATCTTGATACTACCATAAATTCATCTATGCTGTCCATGATTTTTTGTTTTTTCTTGAGGTCCTTTCGATCTCTGTGGTAGTAGTTCTCGGAACACGAAATATTTGTGTGGCCCATCTGTGATGTGACCATCTGATTATCTATGCTGTGGTCGAGTAATATCGTGCAATATGTTTTTCGTATTTTATGCGGTGATTTTTGAATACAACCAGTTTTCTTGCACACTGTTCTTAACCGGTTCCTGAACGAATAAGTATTTAATCGCTTTCCATCTTTAGAAAATATATATTCACAGAATGTCGACATATTTCTAAGCTTCTGTAATATCCATATACACCCCTGAGGAACCACTACATTTCTTACGCCTGCTTCTGTTTTCGGAAAGTCTTTGACTTCAAAAATGCCTTTATGGTTTTCAAAATGCCTTACTTCCGTTCTTCTGACTTTAATCGTACTGATATGTGGTAGCCAGTCATTCCATTTCAAAGCGCATAGCTCCCCAACTCTCAGCCCGGTTACGAACATAAGCATAATGCCAAGATTTACTATGTCCTGATTGTCTTTCAAGTAGTCAATCATCCTGTCCATTTCAGCGTCGTTGAATACTTCTTCCGAATCTTCTTTGATATTTCTTTTGAAAGATTTATCGGTGACATCCAAGTCATAGAATAATTCCTGCACGTTCCAATCAATCAGCTTGTTACGCTTCGCCCATTTCAGGGTACCTCTGGTAATTGTCTTAAGATTGCAGAAAGCTTTTGCGGTTAGATTGTGTTCACTGATCTGCTCTTCCAGGAAGTTGCTGATATCCTCTGACTCAATGTTTTTAATTCTGCGTTCGCCCATAGTCCCAAAAAAACGATTAAAGTCCTGCTGATATCTCTGATAAGTTTGTATTGAAATCTTATTCAGATCAACCTTGCGCTGCGCCCATTCCTCGAATATAGTCTTGACTTTCGGATTCTCTGCTTTCTCTCGGTGTGTTTTTACAATCAAGTCCTCTAAATCCTGTTTAGACCGACGTTTGAACATCTTCCGCTGTCCGGTTTCGTCATGAGTCATACGGATTTTCCAATATCCGTCAGATGCCTTCCATATACTGTCCCTGTATTCTTTTAAAATTTCTTCCCTTTTATTCATTTCAACTTGCTCTTGTATGTGAGACAAATTGATGATACCATTCTCAATTGCATATTTCAAGTCGCCATTATTCATAAAAAATAAGGAGGAACCGGGATATCCTTTCGCTGGCCAGCGGCTCCTCGTTCCTCCTTTCTTTCACACATAATCAAAAATATTCATCTGTCCTTCCGGCATATCATCTTCAAGATTGAAGAATTTACAGGCAATAAAATTTCCATGCCAGTCCCGATCACCGCCGTACATCAGACATTTTCCCCTCTTTCCGTCCCTATAGAATCTACATTCAGAACATTTATGCTGATATGCTGTTCCCCCGGAACGTTTATACATTTCGCTTATTGTTCTCATTTCTTTTCCTTTCAAAGGTTTAAATTCTCAAAGCTGCTCTTCTTTTTGTTCCTGTTCTTCTTTTAAAAATCCCTTTCATTACGCATTCCGTCGGTAGGCATCCTCTCATGCGATCGTTAATAAGGATGTAATCGCAAGTTCCATATGATAACCCTCCAGAATTATTCTTTGAAAAATAATCACAATGCTTACATTGCTTTTCTTTTAAATTCTGAATTTCTCTGAAAGACATTTCGCCCCATGGTTTAACAGCTATTTTCATTCTCTTTACCTCGCATTCCTTGTACCATCTTCATTTTCAAATGTTGTGCTATATGTTCTCTGACAGATTCCTCTGGAAATGGGATTTCAAGTGATCGCTCCAGAATCCTGTTTGTGATTCTCTCGTCATATTTCAGTTCTGATATCTGGCAGTTGCTCGTGAATATAGTGATTTTCCTGTCGACATACCGCCCGTTGATAATGCTATAGAATCTTTCGTTAATCCACTCCTTACCAGAATCAGCGCCGAAGTCGTCAATGATAAGGATTTCTGTTCTGGACAAATCCTCTATCAACTTTCCTTCCGTATTCCCTTTGTCTCCCCATGTATTCTTGATCTCATCAAGAATCCTGAGGGATGTGGTGAACTTTACTGGCTTCTGGTATTTCTTCATAATTTCATTCGCCAAGCTGCATACTGTTTTGGTTTTGCCAGAACCTTTTGCGTTTGAGAAAAGGTATAGCCCTATTCCTTTCTTCTGCATATCAGGAAGATTTTTAAACCAGTAATTTACCGCCTGAGCCGCCTGAGAAAATACTTTTCGGCTCTCGGCGTTCAAATATACACTTGACTTCAAATCATTGAAATTTGAGCCTTTAAACACGTTTGGAAGCTCTGCAAATTTCAATTGATTTTCAAGGATTATTCTTTTTCTGATTCCGCAAGGGCATTCCTCGCAATAGGGAATACCACTTGCATCTCTTACCCATCTCCACCCGCTGTCCCCGCATTCAGGGCATTCAAGCGAACGGGGTGTCTGATTCTTCTCCATTCCATTCTCCAAGTGGGATGATTGGTTCGACATTTCTTTGAGTTGCGTCAGCTCCATTTCGCATATCCTCCCTGTTGTGGTATTTGTTTTCGAGTATCTTTAAGAAGTTGTTTGGTTTCACAAACCATTCAAAATTTATCATAAAATCAGTTTTCTTCCCCATAAGGAAGTCACTGTTTTTTACGTTCCTCAGAGCTTCCATTACCTTATCCATGCCATATTCTCGGATTCTTGCTTTCAGCATTTGCGTTCGCCTTGCTGTCATTCTTGCGATTGGCTGAATCCCGAACTGCTGAAGCTTGTTCCATTCATCAACAACTTTCTGAACATCTCCGGGCTTGACTAAATCTTTTTCGCAAGAAATCTGCTCTGGAATCTTCGGCGTACGTTCTTCCTCTGATAATTCTTTCTGGCGTTTTCTGTGCTCGGCAACCCGTTTTCTTGTCTGCTCTCTGATTCTTTCAAGCCCGTCAATATTCTGATGCTCTTCCCATCCGGGAATTGAAAGCAATGTTCCATCTCTGGTTATCATGCCGAATTTTTCAAGAATTGTAAGTGCAAGTTCGATCACACTCTCATCAAAGTCCAGCTCGTCAGCCAACATTTTATTTGTATATGGAATATTCTCTGTCAAAAAAATAATCCCGTTTGAATTACAACGCCCTGCCATCGTCAGGAGCATCATCCAGATTAGAACGATGTTGTTCCCCTCTGGAAGTTTTCTGATATGCCGGATTTTTTTGTTATCGAACATATCTATTTCTAATCGAATCCAACTCACATTTGTCATTTAGCCACCTTCCCGTCTGACAAGGACATTTCCGTCCTTACCACATTGATTTTCGGATAAAATTCTCCATCATTGTTTCTTTCCAACTTGATATGTGCTTTTCACAGGTATCGTCTTCCTCTATCAGGATGCCTTTGCGGTCGCACAGCCCGTTGTCGTTTTCAATACAAGTTTCGCATGTTTTATCTGCCATTTTCTTCATCTCCTCTCGCAATCAATCCTCCACAATACGGACAAAATGTATAATCCAGTCGATTAAGTGGTTTTCCGCAACTACACCATGCTTTTACGGGCCATGATTTATAGTAGTCTGGCATAGAGTTGAAGTCATTATCGCTTAGCACTTTCATTTTTACAATTTTCCCGTGCTTCGAATATTCTATTCTCGCATCCTCTTTCCCATCAGAATACCCGTGGCTATATGCGCTGTTCAGCTGATATTCTTCAGCTGATATTCAATGGATTTGACAGCGTTATCTAAATACTTATAAGCCATTCTTCATCTCCTCCAACTGTTTTACTGCTTTTCTATAATCTCTATTCGCAGACCGGAACATCATCAAAAGTATTTCAGACACAGGCCTTGTCCGATTTCTTCGCTTTGCTTTTTTGACGCATGTAAGATCATTTGCTTCTGGTACATATATTCCTACATAATGTGGAATTTCAAGGGATACCGCAGCGTATACATCTGTCGGCATAACCAGGTAGTTATAATCACCAATAAAATTCAACCCATGACCAGAACGAAAATCTTCAGCTGATGATTTAACCTCATGACAATAGCAGTCACCTTTTTCTATCCCGGACACACTATTATTTGCTGGCACGAATCGCATATAATCCACCCTTACCGCATGATCTGTCGAATAATCGAATGTCACTTCTTTCGCCCAATAAATACGTGGATCATTGTGAGGATTTATTTTCTTTTCAAGCATGGCTGATAATTTTGCTGTAATCTCAGGTCTTGTCATTTTGAACCTCCTCCAACTTCTTCTCTATCGGATTAATAATCTCTTCCAATACCTGCTGCTCATAATTTTCTTTCCAAAATTTCTCTCTTTTCCAAAACGGAACTTTTTTAACTTCACCTATTAAATCAATACACGCCATTGCTTCCAGCATTCCCCAACATCCATCACAGGCTCTTTCATTGCACCACTTTGCAAATTCTTTAAATTTCATTTTTGAGTTCCTCCAGCTTCTTCACAGCTTCTTCACGGGTGAGGAATACGGTTTTGCCAAGTTCATTATAATAATTGCAAAATAGCATAAATTTCAGATTGTTTTCTACGATATAAAATTTCTTTTCAGAATCACAATCGCAGTTACAATTATAATTCTCACAATCAATAACTGTTTCTCCAAATTTACTACATTCCGTATATTCATAAGTTATTCGATATACTTTTTTAAATAAATCATCTGGCAATTTCACAAGCAAACCCTGTTCTTCTAAGTCTTTATAAGATTTCAGTTCTTCTAGCAGCTCTGCAACATCTTTCAACCAATACAATCCTCCATTTTCAAAACAACATTCATAAGTATCTTGATAATACGGGCATCCAACCGCTTCCTTGTCGCTGATAGGATCTCTTAAATCCTCGCCAGTTCCACAGACAATGCGTTTATACTCATCATCCATATGTATGAAGTTTTCGTGGTCTGCATAGCAACCACCTCCTGTATCTTGACTGGCAACACATCTAAGTGCTTTTATCGTATCGTCAAGTGTTAATCTCTCCATCTACTTCACCTCTTATCGCTTGCTTTTTATCGCTCATTTTCATCGCTTGTTTTTGTAATTTCTCTCAAGCAGGCATTCCAACCGTCGGCAAATAAGTTTTTCTGCACTTCGTAATTGCTCACGGGTGCAGTTGTACTTTTCTTCTCTGGTAACAGCTTCAATGGACACCAATCAGGTCTTGATTTACTTTCGCAATCATAATGTTCTTCTGTCATCAGAATTACATCATAATCTAAACAGTCAGCTAATTCGCACAAACCCTCATATTCAAGATCGCCACAGTATCCAATTCCAAATGGACAATTATAACAATTTTCTGGCGTATTCATTACCAACACTGATTTGTTCATTTCTTCTTACCTCTTTTCTGTAGGAACGCACCGTATTGTGCAGGACTGATAATGTCTTCCTTTTCTCTAGTAGCCTGACCGTATCCGAGTCTTCCATTCTTCTTGTTTTCTTCTCTTGTAAACATAGTAGAAATATCTTTGCCTTTACTCACTCGCTTCACTTCCTCTCAGCATCAGGCTCAAAGTGTTATATCCCGGACAAGTTCTGACCCCATTCTTGGTATCTCTTAGCAGGACACAGTACGGATATAATGCCATGACCTCATAGACGTGTTCTGTGGTGTCTTCACCGCGCTGGTCTATGTATTTGAAGCACTTTCCGGGTCTAAGAAAGTATCTTGCGCATACATACGCTTTTGTCCCGAATCTTACGCTTGCACTACTCATTTGTACGCCCCTCCATTCCTAAATCAAACAATGTGATCTGTGATCTAAATTCTTCTAACCGCTTACAAGCGTCATTGTAATAATTTTCATTAATTTCATACCCGATATATTCAAGTCCACATTCTTCATATCATCGTATGCACTAAACGTACCATCTTCGTTCTGCGCAAATGTCATTTCGTCGCTCATACTTCCACCTCACTATCCTCTGGCATCTGGAATATCATTTTTTTCATAAAATCTTTTCTAATAGTTTTTGCAATTGATGTATTATCTTTTCCCCTCTGAGATTCACTAGCCGATTTGCAGACATCAGGAAGAAGAATTTCATTTAATTTTGCATCTGCATATGCATCCTGAATCATGTCCAGTACTTTCATAGCTTTTTCTCTGGTGGAATATTCTCCGAGTAAATAACTGCATCCAGTGATATATGATGTTACAACTGTTTTTGTAGTCCCTTCTGCAATTTCGATACCAGCTGATACATTAAAATTAACTAATATCTCTTTATTCTGACTTCTGATTAACATTTTGCGTCCTCCTTGTAATTCTCAACCGCAGCTATCTTATTTTCGTACATTGCAATTATGTTTTTAAATCTGCGAATATCATTATTGTATTTTTCCAAGAATGTTTCTTTTACGAACTGATAATTAGGTTCTTCCAACACAATGTACGGTGTTGAAGAACCAGAAATTTTTCCAATATCTTCTTTTTTTACATATCCAATGTAAAGTCTTTCTGGAAACTGTGCTACTGCTCTGTACGTCTTTGGTTTCTCAATTACCTCGCATTCCTCAACTCTGACTTTAAAAACAGGGTCTCCGAATGTTCTAGTTTCCGGATTGAATTCTCTGTCATTGTCTAAAATGTAGAAATATAATTTCATTTTCCATCCTCACTTTCCCCATGTAAGTAGCTGACGCACTATCAATTTAGATTTACGTTCATTTTTCTTGCCATGGCTTCTATAACTGTCACTGTTACGCCGTTTCCTGCCTGCTTGTATAACTGGCTGTCAGAATTTACGAACTGTGCTTTTTCAAAATAATCATCAGGCCAACCTTGCAGCCTAAAGCATTCGCGCGGTGTCAGCTTCCGAATTGTTATGTAACACTGATATTTTTCATACCAGACTGCATATACCGTTAATTCTTCCGATACCTGCACGAATATTCCTTGATTGCAGCTTGTATCTAGCGTATTGGCAACTTCTTTTCCGACTCTTCCACGTCTGGTTTTACTACCCGGAACTGATAAATTCACTGCATCAATGCCGACTCTACACTCTGAATATCCCTGTTTAGTTGCTTCTGCCACTTTTACCGCAAGCTGATTATCCTTCTGGACTGTAGACAATGTATTTGCAATTCCATCTTCTCTGATTTCATTAGCAAGAAATTCATGTCTGGAAATATTAAGTTTTCCACTTTCGTAATCCTTGCGGATTTCTTTTCCATATTCTGTGCGAACGTTACGCAATACTCCGAGCGGATCAATTGCAACCCCATGTCTATCCTGAGATGTTAATGTGAACATTGGTTCTCCATCTTCTTTGAACCTTCTTCCGTTCTGACATTTTTCTGCCCGATCTGGTGTGAGAACTGGAATTGCAATCTTCGGATTGTTGTTGTGCCCTGCCGAATGGCATTTTGCTATTCCATCAATCCCAAGCACTTTTCCGTCTTGTGACGAATTAACTTCTCCTATAACTTTTATTGCAACTCCACTTACTTCAGCTTTATGATTTGTGATTCCTTTGTTGTATCTGGCTTGTAAACACCTTGCTTTATTGGTCAACTCTGTTTTTTGATAACTCAAATCAATAAAATACGGCAATGCTACATGATGCCCTCTTCCACCACCTTGTCCAGTATCAAGAGTCTCGGTAATTCCATCAGGTGCAAACACTTGTGTATTTCTTCTATATCCGTCTTTGTGTGCAATTATTTGAACACTATTTTTTCCGTCTGTTCCTTCGATAGGAAATACTTTTGCGGTACTTCTCCCTCTAAGATGTCCGATAATGAAACATCTTTCCCGGTTTTGTGGCACTCCGAAATCTTTGGAGTTGAGCACCTGCCATTCTGCATCATACCCCTGCTGATCCATTTCAATGAGCAATCTGGCGAAATCCCATCCCCCATTAACACTAAGCAGATTTTTAACGTTCTCAATGAAAAGGTAAGTGGGTTTATCTTCTTCTTTGAGTTGTCCGATAAGGTACATAACTCTGAAAAACAGGCTTGAACGGTTTCCTTGAAATCCGACTTGTTTTCCTGCGACTGAGATATCTTGGCAATTGTGGACAATTGCTCCGTTTGCAACATATGAGTTGTCTTCTTCAACACTGATGTTATACACTGTTCCAAAATCATCAGATTCTGTTGGCTGATACAATTCTCTGCAAACATATCTTGCACGATAATGTCCTTTAACTGATTTACTAGAGATTCGGAATGTATATGTATCTCTTTGTCGGCATTCCCTTCCTTGGATAACACATTTTTCATCTCTTCTAGTGTAGTAAACAGCTGGAACAGATTTCCCAATTCGCTGTGCAATAATACACATGCCAAGAATGAGTGCTGCGCTGGTTGATGTTGCTTCTTCTCGATCACTTCTTCCATCCCCGGACATATATCCATCGAAGAAGTATTTTGCTTTTTCTCGTGGTAAACACAATGCTTCTCTTGGAATTCGTTTTCCATGTGCGTATTTTCCGAACTTTTCAAGGTATTCGTATAATTGGTTATTGCACACATGATACTTTCCGCAAGTTCGTTCTTTTGTGTAAGTTCCATGTAGTTTCGCTTCTCGCAATCGCTGTTCGAATTCTGTCCTCTTATCATCGCTGATTGCGAACACGATTCTTCCTCCGCTTGGTCTGTCTTTTCTTTCAACTCTCCACCCATCAGCAAGATAACGTCCGATAATCCACCACATTTCCTTACTGTATCCATCGGATTCTGCATCAGGCAAAACCATTGTGGAATACCAACTGCCATCGAGTTGTTCCACTTTTTTGAATTCCATTGGCTGATCTGGCTTAGCGACATAATACGGATGCCCTGCCGTGGTTCTTGTTGGCAATATTCCGAATCCGTTGACATCCCAGAGTCTTGCTCCGTCCCTGTGCATTGTTGCTGTGACTTTTCTCCACCTTCCTTTGTGCGTAAGGACTTTATCTCCGACAGATATATCTTCAATTGGGATATATCCTTTTTCTGTAAGAATATAAGTTCCTTTGGCAAAACAGGGGAATCCGAAACACCAGCAGTCGGCTTTGGGAATATCTCCGGCATACACTCTTCGAATGTCATTTGCATACCATTCTCCATTTCTGTATTCCTCCTTTAATATTTCTTTCTGTCTCTGCTTGATAGGAATATCTTCTAATGCTTTTCGCTGATCATCTGTCAGCAAATGCATCGAGATGTAACTCGCAGTAGCAAATTTATCAAATTCACAAAAGCCAACACATTCATGCCCTGCCAATTCCATTCCTCTGCGGAATCCTCCAACTCCTGCGAAAAAATCTATGAATTTCATTTTTATCCATTTCCCCCGTTTTCTCCAAACCCAAATTCCTTGTTAATATCAAAAGAATCAAATTCAATCTGCAAACCCATTTCTTCCTTAATTTCCTTATATGCTGCTTCAACACCGATTTCCTCAACATATCTTTCGGCTTCGGTAATCTTATCAATGAAATTCTGGTTTGCTTTCTTGAATCCCCATGCTTTTTTGATTGCAATAACAGAAATTAAAATATTTGCCACAGCAATATAATCTTCTGCTTTCCACAGCTTTTCCTGTGATTCTTTGATAAGCTGCTCTCTAATTTCCTGTTCTTTTGAATCCAAATACGTTTTAAGAGATTCGATTCTTACGCCAGTCTGTCTGGAAGCCTGCTCCATTGTAAAGCCAGTTATGTTAAGTGGTGCCGGGATTAAGCTTCTTTGATTTTTTGGCTTTTTAATCTTCAACTTTCCCATCCGACAGCCCTCCTTATCTTCTGAGTCAGAATGTCAAATTCCATTAACATCCTGCGATCATTCTTGTTTGAGTATGCGATTGTTTGCTGCCCATCATATATGACCGCATATCTTCCGTTAATGTCATATGCCCCGCTGATTGCCTGCGATATCTGACTTCTTGTCTTTCCTGTCAATTCTGATATTTCAGCAAGCGTCAGCTCCCCGATATACTTTGAACCGTCGTATACGTCATACAGTTTCATGTTTCTTTACTCCTATCAGTTCGTATGTCCTGTGCGAACCAGTTCCGTGAAATACAATCAGTCCATCGTCCTCGAACTGCCTTAGATGCCTTTGAACAGCGCTCATACTGATATCTAGTTCCTCAGATATCTTCTTGGTTGTTGGAGTCCCTTTGTGAGACATTGCGTATTTACGGATGAAATAATAAATATCCTTTCGGTTCTGCATCCATTGCATGTGTTTTTGATACCGTAATGCGTCCATATTCACGATTCCTTTACAAAAAATCTTCTATGCTTATCTGACTGTTTTCCTCAAAAACAAGCATTTCTTCTTTTGCTCTCTTAAAGAAATTTCTATCAATTTCAAATCCGAAAGCATTTCTTCCTATTTCATGTGCAGCTCTTAACGTTGTCCCGCTTCCGCAACATGGGTCTATTACTACATCTCCGGGATCAGTAAACGTTTCAATCAATCTTTTTAAAAGTTTGACTGGCTTTTGTGCCGGATGAATTTTAGGAATATCTTTTCCATCTTTCTCCCAATCGAACCAGTTAAAAACCATGTGCCCTGTACCTCTGATTGTTTTTCCATTTTCGTCAGTCTGAACGCCGTTCCTAAACTTAGGAAGCCTGTCTCTGTAAAACAATAATGCGTATTCCGTAGCTCCAACCACACGCATATTTGCTTTTAATACTTGAGGGCTGTAATTTTTTATGAAAACAAGTGGGATATAATGTACAAAACCATGTTTTTCAGCAGCTTTAATCAATGTTTGTGTTTGTTCAAACGAGCAAAATACAATCATGCATGGAGAATTGCTACTTCTTCCTCTTGGCACAGGTGTTGTATCTTCTTTTTTTAACATTCTTGAACAAAAGTGAAAGTATTCATATAAGTTAAAATTAAAATCTGAATTAAAGGCAGCTTTTCCTGCTAGTTTACTTTCACCATTTTTATTATCCCCCCCTACATACCACATAGGGTTGCTCCCGTAAAAATTATTCGCTACATTATACGGAACATCAGCTATAACGAGCTGTGCTCTTGGAATTGCATATTTCTTGTAATTTTGCATTGAGTCTCTGTATATTTCACATTTTAATTTCATATTTCAAAGAAGCCCGGTGCACCCTTACGTCACATGAAGGCAAGCTCCTTTCATTTTTTATTCGTATGTTTTCTCATCAATCAAGTTCTGAAACTTTTCAAAAGCCCGGATTGACACCTTATTATTCTGCTTCTCCGGTTTCAGTGAAACTTGCAAGTGTGTATCTATGATGTATGAAAGTTCTCTGGCGAGGGATTTTTTGCCCTGCTTCAAACCATCGTAATAACCTTTTGCCGGTCTGTACTCATCAATCTGTTTCTTTCCTGCTCCCTGAGAGCCACCAGTCTTATTTCTAAGCTGATATCCCTGATCTGCAAGCCATTTGATGTAAAACTGTTCGGCTCTATCAAGGCTAGCTTCGGAAAAATTCTCACAGATCACTGTCCATCCGTAGGGATTGTTTTCTGAATATAAGCCATGTTTCTTAAGGCTCAAATCAATGTGTTGCTGATGTCCTGCACTGTGCTGGCACAATCTGGTGAGTATATGTTTTGCCTGCCCTGCATACCCAAACTTGAATCCGTCTTCATCAACTCTGCGTAAAATATAGACTCCCGAATTATCATTCAAATTTGGATTGAGCTTGAGCCATCTCTTTCGGTTCTCGGCTTCAATCGCCTTAGCTTTTACAAAATTTTTATAGTTACTATTCAAAGACTTATCACCTCGATTCATTTTCAGTGTGCCTTTGATACCGTTATGATACCACTTCGATACCTGTATTGCAAGATAAAAATGATACCACTTTGGTATCTGATTGACACCGACAGGCAAAAATGCTACAATATTCTAAAAAACAAGGGAGGGATTTCACATGACCGTCAAGTCTGATAAGACCAGAACTAACATCACGTTCCCGATACAGCTTAAAGAACAGCTTGAGCATATTGCCAAGCAGGAGAACAGGAGTTTTAATAATCTGGTCATTACTGTTCTCCAAGATTTTGTAAAAAGTGCCGATAAATAGTCGGTGCTTTTTATTTTTCCTTATACGGTTCCGCCAACGGCATCCATACCACAACCTTTCCGTTTAATTTCTTGTCTATCCTTCCGTAGCTGCATAGAACCTGCTTAACACATATCTTCTTCCTTTTAAAGTTTCGTATGTTACAAGGATTATAATGTGAATATTTTTTAATCTGGCATCAGGAATATAATTATCATTAACATAATTCGCTGGTATCCATTCCATTTTTACACCCCCAGTTCATAATTTGCGTCCATTCCAATGTCTCGGAAATTCAACATATCTGTGGTCTTCGAGGAAATTAATATATGTATCATTCGACATAACCATCACCATATTTGTTACACCAGGCGCATAAAAACTATATTTTTCCTCGCAATCTACATAAATCAGATTTCTTTCATTACACCAATCTTCAAGTTTCTTTTTGTCAAACTGATACGGTTGATTTACAAGTACAATTCTTTTCGTTCCTTTAGTCTTGAATATCGTGCAATGGTCTCTATCTGGAAAATTTTCACCATATTCTCCATGATAAAAGTTTGAAGTATTATTATACGTTTTTTCCCCAAACAACAACCTTTCATAACTTCCAATTGGATATCCACCATACGACATCAAGTCGAAACCAAAATAGCCGATAAAATGATGGAAATTTGCCATTCTTAAAATATTTCCGTTATCTCCTTCAGGAAGACAAAATGGATATTCAATTTTATCCCATTTCATTTTTTCTCCTTTCAAAACGGACATAAATTCAAATCAACATCCAGTCCCGGTCTTGCGATCTGCACCAGAACATCATCTCCGGCGACGCCCTGTATTTCCCTCTGCATCACTTCCGGGTCTCCCCATCCCTCTGACAGGTGGCACAGCGTTATAGTTCTGAGCGAAGCGGTCTTGTTCACTCGGATAATCTCTTTTACAGTAGATAAGCTACTGTGCCCCCGGATGGAGTGTTCAAACTTAAATGAATCCTGCTCCGGCGATTCGTCAAGATGATTACATTCTATAAGGAAGTGATTTATTCTCGTGTTCTTGAATGTGAACGGCAAATATGAGAAGTCTGTCGCATATATCAGTCGTCCACATTCTTCGTGAGATATCAGGTATGCAAAGTTTTGTGTCTTGTCGTGTGGGACGTAGAACGGTGTTACCTGGAACGAACCTATGCCCTTCGATTTCTTTTCTGGTAAGCCAATCATCAGCTCACCAGAGATGATTTTTATATGTTCTTCTGTCTCATCGTTGGTGTAAATCGGGATTCCTGCATTAAGGATTTCTTTAAACGATTTTCGGTGATCTCCTTAACCGTGTTCATGGGTTAGCAGGCATCCCGAAACATCTGATATTCTGTAACAAATTCCTTTCAAAATCTCTGGGTATTTGCATCCACAATCCAGAAGTAAGATTTCGCCGGATTCAGATTTAAGCGCATAACAGTTTCCCGGCTGACTTCCTGTGTTTATTATTTTCATGAACATTTTTCATCACCTCGCTTTCTGTTTATTTGTAGCTATTTAAAATTAAAGAAGCAGTTTCTCCAATCATATTTTTATCGTCCTGCTGATATGGAGGAGTTCCGCACCATAATTCTTTCATATCTTTTAAATCTGTAGCCGCCATTGCGTCCCTTATTAATTGAAGCTCTTTAAGCGATAATTCCACAGTCACAATGGAATCCCAATTTATTTTCTTTCTTCCTACCTCTTTCATACTTCATCATCCCCCGGGAATCTGAACACGATGTTTGCCGGTTCAAATTTTATATCTGGACTGTTAACCATGGTTTTGATGATTCCAAAACCTCTTGCAGCCATTTTTATGCATTCCTCGTAATCGTCATCACTCAATTCAACGTTTTGTGATAAAAACATTCCTGCATACACTCTATTTAACATTTCCATTGCTTTCTGACACTTTTCTTGGCTTTCATAAACTGCCATCATATATGGACTTTGCTGTATTCCTCCGGCAAATACCGCCTGTATGTAGTTGTCCGAAACAAGCAACGCTGTCATTTCATATGGAAGATTGATTTTTCCATCCTGCGATATAATCCTCATAGTTCTCACCTCGTTTCTCGAAATAGTCTTTTACCGACTCATAGTACGGGCAGTTTTCACACCGCCCGATACAAGCCATATATTTACCGAACTTTCCTGAGTCGCACCGATCAAAATTAATACAGTTGAAGTACATCATTTTGTCAATGAAATCATCAGATTGAAGAAACTGGAAATCACCAGTGCTACCAACATCGGTGTTGTTCTCTTTGATCTGATTGCATATAACGCAAGTGCAAAGAATACGGCGTATGCGATCAGACCTAATGCTGTGAATACTTCATGTGCTGCCATATTACATTTCTTCCTGCTTCATAAAATCTGGGATGCTTGATTCCTGCCCTGCTGCCTGAACTGGTTCTTTCTCGGCAGTCTTTACGACTTCTGCGACTGTCGGCTGCTTGGGCTGTTCTTCGATTGCTACTGGCTCATCTGGGATAAATTCTTCTGCATTGGCGTTCTGCTCGATTTCATAAGCGACTTCATGTTCAATAATGTCCTGCTTTGGAATTTCTTCTGTGGCTTCCTCAACTTCCTGAATGAAAGCATCACCATGACTATTGATAATCTGCTTTAATGCACGATTGATAACTGTTTTCTTTGCCATCTGGTCAGTGAATTTCTGGTGTGTTCCATTGCCGTTTTCCTTGTAACCGTATCCCTGTGACCAAGACTGTTTGATCTGCTTTATGTTCATTACTTCCAGATGTTTTGTTCCATCTTCCATCAGAACCACTGCATATGCCCCAAGAATCTTATCGTTGTCAATGTTCATAAAATCCTGTTCATGAGAATCCAGAACCTTGTTTCCATCTTCGATGTGGTATTTGAACTTATCACCATCGTAGATGATCTCGGCGTGAATATCTTTCATTCCATATCTTCTGGCGATTGTAATGTTTCCGAAGTAAGACCTCTGAAACTGGCACTGACCGGAATAGGCAATGAAATAACCCTGTTTTTTCTGCACCGAAAGTCCGAGTGTTGCCATGTTCATAAGGCTGTTTGCAATGCTTGTAGCTGTGCAAGATTCCAGAACTGGCTTATTATTTCTGTCTTTTGTTTCTTTCAGAGTCAGATATGCCCCCATGAGTGCATTACTGAGGTTGTAGTCTTTTGGGAATGAAAGACCGTATTTGCATTTTTCTTCAAGCTGCTTAACCAATCCATCAATGAATGAGTTGTTGATTACGATTGCTGCCTGCTGTTCTCCTGCTGTTGCTAACTGTGTTTTATTTGCCATAACAATTCTCCTTTTCTATTAATCGCAATAAGTTCTATTGCAAAATGGACATCCTGTAATTAATTCCTTTGATGCTCTCTCAATAGAAATTCCTTGCCATTCTTTTCCGCTTCTTGTTCGTCCTTTTTCGGAATAGATATTCTGCCCGCAACTGAAGCATTTTCCATTACGTGGTGCAAAATGCGGATAACCTTTTTCCGTACAATATTTTTCCTGTGCTTTTGCTGCTTTTGAAATGTCATAAGTTTCTGCCATTTTTATTCTCCTTTTCTATATTTTTATATATTTGCCAACACGCTATTTGCGTGATTGTATCGTTTCTTACCTGTGCTATTTTGTAGGATTCCAAGCGCACTGAACTCTGGAATCAGAGCGTATTTTCTGTTTTGTACCCATGTAAATTTATAGGTCTGTCAAACCTCAAATATTAAATTTGCATGGATTCTAGTGAGTGAACACGTTCCTCACTTTGCAGGTGCAAAATCACCTGTAGCTTGATTAAGCTAAAATTATCTGTTATGCTATTAGCAAATATAGTTTGCTCTATATTTTGTGTGGAGCAGCTAGGCTGTCGCCAAACAAGTTCCTAGCTGTTCCACTTTTCTCAAATTTCCGTTACCGTCATATCCCCCTCAGAAACTTTCAAGAATATCAACTGCGCATCTGCCTTAATGCCTGACAGACTGCTGTTATCCAGTTCTGCTGCACAGTCAACGAAAATCGGATAGCTCACGCCATAAAACTTCTGCAAGCCGTCCATGATGGCAATTTTTCCTTTCATCATCAGGGCTGTATTGGCATTCCCGACCAGTTTCTTCCAGTTGCCGTCCTTGTCCTGCACGTACCAGATGCAAGCGTCTACTACTTCGCCATTCTTCTGCGTATCGAATAGTTTCACTTTAACCCCGTCAAAATACTGGTTTACCGAATCTTCAAGGGCTGTATTCTTCGCCATACTCAGTGATTTCAGCTCGTCCAGAATCATCTGTGCATCAGCCTTGCTCTGTCCGTACTGTTTCTGACTTTCCTGAAGCTTCTCGATCTGTTCGTCAATTCTGACATTGTTGTTGGCTTCTCCGATTTTCTGGTTGACTACTGCCAGTTCCTGCTTCTTGCCAGATAACTGCTCTGAAAGCTGTTTCTTCGTTTCTTCGCCATCGTCCAGAGAATTAAGCTCCTGCTGTTTCTCTTTGATTGATGCAAGAATCTGCTGATATTCGGCATTTCCTGAGAAGTCTGGTTCTTTCGGTATGGCTTCCAGATTCTTGTTTTCTGCGTCCAGAGAAGTTTTGATCTGTTCTAATTCATCTGTCAGTTTGGAAATCTCAGATGTGAGGGTTTCTTCTTGCTTATGCGCTTCTTTCATATCGACAGACGCTTTGTTTCCAACCTGAATAACTTCATCAATTTTGCGTTTCTTGTCCTGTTCCCATTCTTCCTTAGCCTTTAACTGCTGATTGATTCTTTCCTGCTTTTTCTGTTCAAATCTGCTCTTTAACTGCTCAATCTGCTCTGGCGGAAGATTCTGACCGCAAGTCGGGCAAATGGTATCTGCGTCCTTAAATGTCTCGGATTTAATGCTTTCCAGAACTGTGTTGTCCCATTCTGTGTCTTTGATTTTGGGATACCGTGTTCTGGCGTTCTGTAATTTTTCAAGAAGATCTTTTTTCTGTGCTCTCAGGCTCTCTAATGCAGAAGTCTTTCTATTCAACTCTGATGTTTTGATATTCCTGTCTAATTCAAGAGTGCTAACTTTATTGCAAACCGATGATTTCTGCTCTAACAAGTTCGCTTTAGCCTTTGAGTCTATCTCTAACAGTTTGGTTCTTAACCCTGCCAGTTCTGCTTTAATCTCTCCGGCTTTCTCGTTGCCTGCCTGCGCAATCTGTTTTTCAAGGTCAGAAAACTGTTCCTGCAAAGCGTTCTTCTGCAATTCCAATTCGGCAACATCAGTGTCAACCTTTGACTGCTCCATGCCGATAATCTGGTTTGGAATGGCTTTCAACTGTTCTTCTGCCTTTTTCAGCGTTGCGCTGTTCATGGCTTTGATTTCGTCTGCCTTATAAGTTTCCAGAAGCGGTACCAACTCGGCACAGTCTGGAACCGTCTTGGCAATCTCTAAATCTGATTTCCCGGCACCGTCTGACATGGAAAACAGAATTTTTCTGGCATCTGCATCTTTCAGATCTGTGAAGATTTCCATGTGGGATAACATAAGGAAATTATCAAAATCAAATCCTCTCTCTTTTAAATCGGCTTTAAAGTCTCTTTCGGCTTTCGGAACGCCGTTGATTTCGTACTTGTTTGATAATGCAACCTTGCCCGGCTTTCCGTCCTTTGTCTTGCTTTCTGTGCGCTTCTGGAACTTTGCTACGCTTACAGGTTTCCCATCAATTACAAGGTCAACATCAACTCTTGGCAGACATTCTCTACCATCATCGGGTCTGATATCCGGGTTGCTCTTTAAACTGTAGTCCTTGTCACAGAACACCCACATAAAGGCATCTGCCAGTGTGGTTTTCCCGCATCCGTTCTTCCCAGAAACAATTGCTCTGTGTCCGAACCCTATTTTCTTTTCTGACTGGCCTTTAAAATCGGTCAATCTAATTTCTCTTACTTCGATTTTCTTCATATTACAAAATCTCCAATCTTTTTACTGATACCTCCAACGCGGTTAACCATGATTGACTCTGGTCCGACCACAGTTCCCGGCTTTGAAATCTTCCGCAGAGTTTGATTTTTGCTCCCTTTTTCAGATTTTCTACGGCATCTGCGTTTTCCTCCCAGCATAAACAACTGATGGCATCTGATCTGGTATATCCGTCTTTCTTCTTTCTGTTTACCGCTAGAAGTATTCTTGCCAGCTTCCTGTCGTTTTTTGTGCCAATCATCTTTATTGTTGGCTTTTTAATCAGATATCCAGTCAGATAAACTTCGTTTGCATCGTGTTCTTCCAGTCTTTCAAGGTACTGAATGTCCATTGCTCTTACATATGCTACAAGGCTTTTCTTACCATCTTCCCGGACTGTTCGACTTCGCATTTCACCATATACACTGGCAATCAGCTCTGTTTCCCTTGAAATCATATGCTCCGGCACAATAATCGGAAGAATGTCATAGGATGTACTCTTTCTAAATATTGTCATTCTTCCCTCGTACATCTTGGTTCCACCGTATTCTTCATGTGAGAATACGAACCCCGCCGGAATGTCACCTGATAAAAGCACTTGGTTCTCATCTCGCATCTTCATTTCCTAAATCACCTTCTTCATTCAACAGCAATAATGTCTCCACAAGAACTGCTGCCTGCTTCAAAACAATGTTACTGAGTTTCTTGTTTCTTGCTTCGAGTTTTGCGTTTTCCGCTTCCAGATCACAAATAATCTCGCTTGCAAGTGGTTTCTGTTCGTTGGATGTGTGTGTTTTTGACATAAAAATGCCCTCCTAATTATTTATTTGATAAATACAGGAAGGTGTGTTATACTTGTCCTGTATTTAACTTAGCCAAATTAAGTTAGATACGCGGCTCCATGTGGTATGTCGGTACCTGTGGAGCCAAACCTTTACTCTTCTGCAATAAATTCTCCATTTACAAGTTTATAAAATGTATCAGGTTTTATCTTTACTCCGTCTACTTTCGCAGACTTCACATCTGCAATATGGTATGTTCCGTCTTCAAATTCCTTCCATTCAGCAAGTACAATAAAGCATCCGATAGACCCTTTTGCTTTGGAATTGCATCCAATTGCCATTGCAACGCTCTCTTTTCCTTCTACGGTTGCCGCTGACTGGTCTCCGGTGTTGGTTGCCGCTGACCGGTTTCCGGTGTTGGTTGCCGCTGACCAGTCTCCGGTGTTGGTTGCCGCTGACCGGTTTCCGGTGTTGGACTTTTTATCATCGTCCCAGTTAACCTGATCTTTAATGTGCTCCAGACCGGCTTTAACAATTCCGGCAATTCCGATTTCTGCTTTAATCGAAATCTTCTTTCCTACTCTCTTGCTGTCGTCAGATTTCTGATCGTTTGCATCCAGCTCGACTTCGCAATATCTGGAATCAGCCGGTGCATAATATCCAAATACATCCAACGGATTCTCACAAGCATGAAATCCCGTATCACAAATCTCGGCTCTTTCTTCTTCATACTTCTTTCCGATTTCATACTGAAAATCACGGCATTTTAAGTCTTTGTCAAATCCCTTATAGCATTTCATTTTTCCTTGTCCTCCAAATTCAGTCCGAGTATAGCTGCACAAACCTCTTTCTTTAAATACGTATTTGCTTCGGTTGTGTTCAGGTACGCTTCAAATGCCTTTAATCTGCCTACCAGCTCTGCATACTCCTCGGCTACGGTCTCTGCTCTGAAATCCATCTTATTTTCTTTCTCCATCGCAATCCTCCTCACAATACGGGCATTTGTTGTCCATCAAAATTTTGTTCAAATGGTCAGTTACTTTCTTCACATTTTCTCCCTGCTGGCAACCGTCCTCTACAATGCTGTACATATCAAACTCTCTTAATGATTCTTTCTTATATATGTTGATGTGCAAGCTGCATCCGATCTTGTAGTTTGCAAAATGAAATGCTACCGTTCTGCCGGTTTCTTTCTGAACGCGTCTGCATAACTGGTATAGTTCGTCTACGGTTTTATTAAAATCATTCTCCTTTATCTTCATCGAAAAGCCCTCCAAGTAAATCATCAAATAATGTTTTTACAACTTCTTTGATTTTTTCTTTTTGAATAGTTTTAAATTCTTCTTCGTTCATCAGTCCGATTTTGACCGCTTCGTCAATCTCCTGCTTCACAGATTCCTCTGTTTTTTTGCCGTCTTCCATAATGGTTTCTTTGATTCCTCGAACGACAACCGCTAAGTCAGCTATTAATTCTGCTTTACTGCCTTTAAGTGTGATTTCTCCCATTTTTGTCTCAATCATCTTTCTCTTCCTCCGGTTCTTTTAATTTCATCCGGGTAAATAAACACGAATGATAATGCGAATATTACGATTGCTACTGCAACCGGCTGTGATGCACTGTCAAATCTCCAGAACGGCAAGTACGGTGACATACCGCCAATCAGAGCTGACAGGATTAATGCTTTTGCCATTTTTATATCCCTCCGTTTTTTTATGTGGTATACTCTCATTATGAAAGGAGGTGTTTTTATGGATAAGTTACAAATCGCTCATGATCTGGCTGTTGCTAAGTTATGCGCTGAATTACCGGGAAGCCTGGACAACTCTCATATCTGCCAGAAATACTTCAAATACCGTGCAGAATTTTCTGATCTTCTGGATTCCCACGATGAATATTACTTTCTCAATGAACTGGATAAAGAAAAAGTAAATAATTGTTCTCCATCTCGGCGCTACTTTTAATCGTTAGACTTTTCCCCGGATGTGCTCTTTGTTGTTCTGCCAATATAGAGCACATCCTTAAGGGAAAACTGAATTTTATTATTAATTCCGTTTTCATTCCATTCGTATTCAACAATTGACTGTTTGTCGAAATTAATTTTTTCATACACCTCTGCCGGGACACGCAACGTTTCTCCGCTTTTAAACTTAATAATTGTTTCGTCAGCAATCTTCATATTCTCACCTCCTGATTAATCTGCTTTAGCAAAGAAAACACCAATCGGGTCTTCGATATGAAATTCATCAATCATTGCCTGAATCTCATTACTGTTGAAAATTCCTTTCTGCATCTTTCCGTAAAATGTTTTTGGCGTAATTCCAAGCATTTTGGCAACGTCCGTCTGAGATTTTCTATTCTTCGCAAATATTCCTCGAAGTTCATCAGTTTTTATCATTTTGTCATCTCCTGCTCAATCACCGGAAGAATCCCACTCTCTTTCAGCTTGCCGTAAAGAAATATTCTTCCTTTCTGTGACCACTTAGTATTCATCTTCACATCCGGTCTACCGTCCGATCTCACGATATCAACGGTCTCGGAATGTGTATAGCCCATACAGTGATATTTGCTGTACAGTAACCACTGTCCGCTCTGCTTGTACTGGATTCCGATGTCATGCAGAATATCGTTCATCTTCTTCCCAGACATTCCATAATCCTTAGCAATCTGGGTAATGGTCACAAGTCCCGGATTCTTTAAGATTTCATCATAGTAGTCGGCTTTCGGTTTCAGTTCGCCGATTATCTGGTTTTTGACACTGATTTCCGTTGACAGTAACTTGACCGAATCTTTCAACTTCGCAATGGTCTGGTCTGCCATCTTCAATGCTCTGGCAAAAACCTGTTCTGGTGTGTTCCATGCTTTTTCGAGGTCTATGAAATACTGTCGGTATTGTCTGCCTTTTTCTGACCGCTGAATCATGCAAATCTGTTTTGCCATGTCTATAGAAACTTGATAATCAGAAATTTCTCTTTCTGCTCCGTTATTTACAAGTGTGGAACTTTTCACGCTTGTAAAATCGCTTCCCTCAGCGAAACCATATGTAGACATTCTTTCAAACCATCTCGAAAATCTGTCTGTAATTTCAAGCCCTGCATACAGCTCTCTGGCTGATACAGTAGGTTGTTCACTACTGTAATTAATAGGTATTAACTGTTCCGTAATATCGTCTCCTCTCTAATTACTATCTCTAATTGTTGCTTCTTCTTTCTGAGTATCACTCTCAACAGTATCAGCAACGCCATTCATGTATCCCAAAATGTAGTGTTGCTTATCTACCGGAAGCTTATTGATTCGTGTTGTTACATCTCTGATAAGCTGTCTCTTTTCTTCTGACATTTGTTCACCTCCACATCTCTTACGTTATGAACGTATAATATCACATCTATAACGCATTGTCAACGTGTTTTTAAATATTTTTACGTTGACAACGTATTTTAAAAATGTTATACTGTTACCATAAAATAAAGAAAGGAGGTGGGTAAATGGGCGAGCGGTTGAAAGAGCTGCGAAAATACTTAGGACTTTCAAGAGAAGACTTTGCAAAAAAACTCGGTTTAAAAAGCCGTGGTAAAATTGAAAATATAGAACTTGGAAGAACAGTTCCAGATGACGATTTTCTAAAATTGATCTGTACTACTTATAAGGTTTCTTATGACTGGCTTGTGAGCGGCGACGGTAACATGTTTATGGACGACGATGGCGATGCGCAGGCTATCGTAGATTCGGTAATGACCGGGGATAATGAATTTGCAAAAAAAATCCTTGTTAAATTCGCAAAGCTTAGTGAAGAGCATTGGAAACAGCTTGAAGAAATTTTGACCGAATTAGAAAGCAACTAATAAAAAGGACCGGGGTAAAAATCCCAGTCTTTTTTTGCGTTTTAACTATACTATCAGCCCTTTGTGTATTATAATATATAAAAAATCACCAAGGAGGACTTAAATGAGAAAAAGAAAAAACTATCGACAAAATTACCAGAAAAATAAAATGCCCGGCAATCACTTGTCGGAGTGCCAATGTACAGATAATTAGCAGGGGTTTCTTTTCTACTAAATATCAATGCAAAAAAATGCGGGCGCGTTTTTAAGGGATAGTCCAAAAGCCAAATATATATTGGTGGGGTAACATCTTTACGGAGTATAAGAAAACTAAAGTAGAGGATTCGGAATTTGGAGAAGAAATGGGAACTGCCATTGCGGACAAAATCAATGAAATGATAGGATCAAAATATGATAGTTCTAAGTTCGAATATTATTTTTCGGCTTCTCCAGATGATTTAAAAACAGAATAACAAATTTGCCCCTGTAAACGCAGGGGCTTTTATTTTTACTTTTCTTTTAAATACAAATATTCTAACAGTTTATATACCCGTTTTAATGTTTCTTCTGTTTTAACCTTTTCTAATAAAGCCATGATTTTCTCTTTATAATCCATAAATAGCCCTCCCTGTCACAACTACCACCTACATTACAGTATATGCCCGGCTTGTAGGAAACAGAACCGAACATTAGTTCGTTTTCATCATTATACCACCGATATTCCCTCTTGGCAACTGCCAAATATACACATGGACTTTTGTTATTTCGTAGGCAAACTTCGTAATCTCAAAGCAAATTGTGCTTTCGTGAATACAGCATCCGACATTGCAAATTTCCTTGATCTCGCTCAACTCCTGCATCTGGTCGGAATAAATTTGTTTCGCAGCTTCTTTTGTAATCTGCACATCTCTGCGGTGGCGTTCTGCTATATCATGTGACGGTATATGCACCGCACAGAATATTTCGTAAAATATCAGGATGAATACGACTATCCTGTATCTGTTCTTCTCCATTACTACCAACTCTTTCTAAAAATATATCACGCATTATAGCACACACTTGTGTAATTTTTCTGGGAAGTGCAAAATCAGGGAGTTTTTCTGCAAAAATAATCTACTTTTTTGATATTTTACTATGCATAGTTTGCATGAGGTGGTATAATATTGTAAAATTTTAACAAGGGAGGGGATTGTATGAGCAAAGGTGAAAAGAAGAAAGATTCAACCCTGAGCGTCATTTCCTGTATTCTGGCAGGTGTGGCATTCATTCTTCCGTTGCCAATTATCCTGTCGTTTCCTCTGGCTCTGGCAGGAGCAATTGTAGGATTAGTAGATATTGGCACAAAGAAAGAGGAATATAGACATATTGGCTCATGGTTCGGAATTATTGTCGGAATCATTGAAGTAGTTTTTATTGCAGTGCAGTATATGAGATTTCTTTAGCAGAAAAGAGGATTTTATGAAAAAGAGAGTTTGTGGAATTATGACGATGTGTGCTTTTTTATGCATTTCTCCTGTCAATGCCAGTGCTACTTCCTTTGACAACATTAATGAAATGCTTAATAAGATCAATGGTGAAGATGGGTTTGTCGAAGCATCTGAGTGTGTGATTGACCAAAACACTAAATCCTTGCATCTAAGCGTCGTTATAAGTGAGAACGTGCCAGATGATGAAGTTGGCACATTTGCTTCAAAGGTTTCCGGTGTATTGTCGGAAGCATCTCAGCAGGATTGGTATGATTATGATTATGTTACTGATGATTTCTATAAGGGTGGTTATGATGGAGTAGTTCTAACAAACGTTTGGAATTTCAAAAATGATACTCTGGCTTGCTCAATTTGGGATGATTCGCTATCAATCACGCGTCTTTCAGACGGAACTAAATTAAAAGAAGCTATTTTAAAAGACGTGGAAAGTGAAAATTCTAATTCTCAGGAAAACGATTCTCTTGATGATACCGGCAGGCTAAATCCAGGTGTTTATATTATTGGCGAAGATATTCCTGCCGGAAAGTACACCTTTTCAATAACCGACGGAGCAGGAATTATCAGCGTATATGACAGCTACGATGATTATAAGAATGATGATTACGAACATTCAGAAGAATACCATGTTGCTTCAAAAAAATATAAAGAAAGTCTTGGTTCTGACTTAGAAAGCATTAATTCTTTATATTCCAGTGAAATTGGGAATCTACCGTTAGAGAATGGAATGTGTGTAAAAATAGATACTGTTTCAGTTTTGTATTTAGCGAAATAAACAAGAGGGGCAACCGCCCCTCTTTCTTTTGCCTGTCGTTCTTGCAGGCAGTCTCTCTATCCACACATCCTCCCGGACACAGAAACCATATTTTGCGAATTATGTCAAACTTTAATGCTTTACACTAACAATTTCAAGTGCTACACTTTGTTTGTGGGACAATAATACCACAAACAAAAAGAAAAATGTGTGTACTGTCAAAATCATGGCGTATTTTGACAAATTGAGACTACGAAAGGAGGGTGCGCATATGAGAATAGCCATATGTGACGATAACCAGCTTGAAGTTGACTTGTTTAAAGAGTGCGTATCGGGATTCTTACGGCGCAAAAGAGATTATCGCTATGAAATCAACGAGTATTCGGCAGGTTATCCGCTTGTTGAAGATGTGAAAGAGGGTAAATGGTACGATGTAATTGTACTGGATATGATTCTGGAAAATGAGAACGGTTTGGAGATTGCGAACCGGCTCCGAGATATTGGATATGATGGAAAGATTATATTCTGGACAGCCGACGATTCTCATCTGCAAGAAGCATTTGACGTCGGTGCTATGCAGTATGCGGTCAAGGGTAAGGAATACGGCAGAATATACCGGGCTATTGACGAGATTCTGTCGCAGATGAAGGACGAGACATTTACATTTAAGTTCCGTAGGCAGATAAACCGGCTCAAATACGATGAAATTGAGTACGTCGAGAGTCAGGCAAGAGTTTGCCATATTTTTGCGGCAAATAACCGATGTTTCGTGACCACTTGCAAGCTGAATGATCTGGAAGAAAAACTGTCTGATAAACGATTCTTGCGCTGCCATCAGAGTTATCTGGTGAACATGGATCACATTCAGTCGGCGGGTGATAATTTCATTATGGATTCTGGGGACATTGTCCAGATAAGACAGAATGGGGCAAAGGAAATTAAAGAAAAGTACGAAAAATACATAAGCTGACAGCGAAAAATGACCGCCAATCCGGGAAGGAGTAATTGGCGGTCATTCTCATTGTCAACACTTAATAAATAAAAGGGGTTTCAATACGAACTACTATATCGAACACGTTTTATTATAGCATTATAAAAGTCATATTACAACTGTCATTTAGAAATATCTGTAATTCTGGTGAATGTTCCTTTTGGAATAAATTCAAAAACGAACCCATCATCGTTCGGATAAGGGATGCGGATGAAGTACCATTTCAGCCCTGAACTGTCGGTTTCTGTGTACTTCATCACCTCTATAACTGCACCTTTTTTCAGTTTTGGAAACATCTTTGACGGGCTGTTTTTGTTTGATTTTGTATAACATTTTGTGTCCTTTTTTAACTGTGCAATGTAGGCTCTGGTGTTCTGTTTTTTGGCCGTATCTGAGTCTAAAACTGACGTTGTATTTTTAACTAAACTGTAATTTGGAGTGCAGAATTTTGTTCCCGGAAGGTTGCTGTTGTAGTAATTTTTCTGGCATACACCACCGCCATTTGTGATAATTGTAGAGCTACCAGAAGTATTTCCTTCGACTGTCCAGAGCCGATCTCCTGATACCTTTATTACGATTCCGGTGTGTGTAAATGTGCCATTTCGATAAAAAATAACAATATCTCCGACTTTTGGATTGCTGTTCAGAGTAAACAAATCCGCCATTGTTGGGCAGTAAACGTATGGCCAGTGTTTCAAAAGTTTCTTTGCTGCGTCTAATCCGAATGCTTTCATCATGCACCACGAAACGAATGCAGCACACCAGGGCTGCCCTTGATAATCCGGCTTAATATCTCGCCAGTATTTTGTGTAATTATTTTCTCCGGCATTTGCTGTCTTACTATCAAGCTGACTATTGCTTGCCTTTTCAAGATACCCAACTTCATTCTTTGCGATCTGGATTAATTTATCAATTGCGTTCATACCTGTCTCCTCACTTTCTGGAAAATATGTTTTTAGTGCGTCATAAACAAAATTCTGTCTGTCCTTATATGCTCCTACCTGATTCCCTGCGTCCGTCTGGCAGGCTGCATAGAGATTATCGAGCGTATATGGCTTCTGGGTCTTTGCCAGAATCCGTGTTACCGCCCCCTGCCCGCCTTGATGTCTAAAGTTCACGCACATGGCTTGCGCTCTAGCGTCCGTAACGCCCTGTTTAATGGCTTCGTCTGCATAGATGGCTAATTGTTCATCCATAAGGCTATCTTGGCATTTAACGCCCAAATCGGACGAAATAAGGGCAACTATAGTGTCGGCAAGTTGTGATATTCTGGAAATATTGAAGCATTCCCAATTAGCGGTCTGAACTTGTTCCAAAAGTCTGACTTCGTCTATCTTCTCCCACTGTTCCGGGTCGGCATCGTAAATTCGTTCCAAAAGTGCCTTGGCTTCGGTTCCGTACCACGCTCCTGCACCGATTGTAATTGCGTGTTCATCTGAGTTATTCGTATAGGCTTCCGTGAAGTCCGAATAATCCTGTTGTCCGTAAACCTGTCCACCGGTTTCGGCCGCATAAATAATCTTCCTGAGAACTGCTTTTTGCTCATTTGTCAATAAAATCCGCTCCTTTCATTGTTTAATCAACCATTGTATTCTTCGAATCTGTATTTTTGTTGAATGCTCGGATATTTATTGCGATCAACTTCGCTCATAAACATGTCAAGCGGTCTGGCGTATAATTTCCCGCTTCCGTACAGTGCCCTGTAAATCATCATGCTTTCTTTACTTTCCGTATGTTCAGCCAATCCAACAATTTCATACAAATAGTCATTTATTCCCGGATTCCTGATTGTTTCCCGTTTGAAATGCCTTACGATTGTTCCCGGTTCTGGGATATTTCTGCCATATTTGTTCATATACATTGCTCCTTTCTGTTAAATATACTCTGTAAGCTTTGTATTTACCCATAGAATCAATTTTTATATATCATTCGAGGATTTTATCGAATTGCACATAAAATCGTTATATGAGTCAAATACAAGCTGGTTAATAAAAATGGTTTGCTTTGGACTGAAACGAATTAAAAATGTCAGGGTCAAATAAGGCTTATTTGACGATTAATATATATGTCATATATATATATTAATTATATTCTTATTCTATTTCTTATTCTTATTCTATTGCGTTACATTGCGTTACAGGTAACGTTATTGTAACGTTACATTGATATATTATGTAAACGAAAATCGCCTGTTGACAGAAAACTTTCATCTGATTTTTTATAATTTCTAAGATGATTGATTTATTCTGAAAACAAGCAAAATTTACGTTTATAAATTATTCATTTTTTATTTTTAATATAGTTACATTTTAGCACGGTCAGGACTGAGATTTTGAGGCTATTTCGGTGAATAAGGACTTATTTTGATTTTAAAGAAAAATGCGCTCTTATTTGCGATTCTGGGGTTCTTATTTGCAAAAATTAACATTAAAATAAGCAAAAAGAGCCGATGGATTGAGTCCATTTTGGCTTGACTCGTTCCGCTCGGCTCTGGATTCTTTTAAGAATCAGATGCAAATTTTTATGGTTTTATTATAGCATATTTGGGGCAGTTTTACAATAAATGTTTACTGTTGGTTGGCCTTTAAATCTTAAATATATCACAATAGGTTGTTAAAACAAACGGTCTAGAATAGACAAACACCGTTCCATCTTCTATAATTATTCCGTCAACACCAATGCAGCTCTGGCTTGATGTATATACAACATCGTTTTTACTAACCGCTCCGCCCTTACTAATTCTTACTGTCGGATAAATATTCGGTAATCCCAGACATAAATATTCGTTTCCGTATGGTACAAATCCGCGGCTTGCAGAAAAATCAGAATCTCGGCATTTCACTGCATAATTAGTACCTACAAGTTCACAAATGCTTTCATTGCGTCTCCATAAAGATTTTCCATTATGGTTTCCTGCATAATAACTGCGGTAATCGCCTTGTGTTCCAGATAAGACTTTAAGTGATGGTTCTTTCGTACTCACTTCTGTCAAACGTGAATCCGAATTATATCTCACGCCCTCAGTTGCAATATAATAATAATTTCCGTTGTGCGGCTCTGAGGATATAGTTGTAGTATAGACGCACCAATCGTCATATGAGTCGTATTTATAGTTGCAATTTAATGTCGGGCTTTGTTGCCGATCGATTAATTCCCCCTCTTCAAAAACAAGCGTTTCAAGCAAAAGCGGTGTATATTTTCCACTGTCCCAACTCGCTGATGTGCAGTATGAGCACACGAGATGAAAGCGATTATTTTCAACCCACATTTTGTATGGAACTACAGCTGCGCATTGAGAATCTTTGGTCTTATCGAATTCGAGCAGATAATCTTTTTTAAAATGACTTTTGAGTTTCATATCACTTGAGTAAATATAAAAATCCAAAATTCTAATATATGTAATCTCATCTGTCGAATCTGGAACTGTACCTTGAGATTTTGACCATTCCATAACATACAGTTCTCCGTTAAAAATACCCACAGATGCACTACGCATGACGCTATTGTAGCTTCCAACTTCATGAACTTTTTCATAGTATGGACTAGATGATTTTGGCGTAGCAATCATATAAGAACTCCCCTTACCTGCACCTGTAGCAGTTAGCGATAAAAGCGAACGTTGACCGCAATGAATTACATTTCTAACATGCCATCCCGAAAACATACCTCCATTCTCTTTTTCCCATAACAGTGTGTCACCTCCGTATATGGCGTTGGTATTTACGCCCAAAATAGGGAAATCTGTAATTTCTTTGCCGTTTGCAAAAGCCCTGTAAATCATCTGTCGCCCTCCTATTCGTAAGTAAAATATAATGTATCTTTTCGGTCTGTTCCTGCCGCTACAAGCGCATCATAATCGGACTTTTTAATTCGCTTTATGCACCTTAATTGTGCCTTTTTTAACTCGGTTGAAGAACTTCCAGAACCGTCCGAAAAATCATCAATCGTTGCCGGTGAAAATTCAGAATCCGAACCGTCTGTAAATTCTGCATAACTAATTGTCGGCATTTCAGATCGTGTAAGATTGACCGTTCCAGATATTTCGGGAGTATATTTTCCTAACTGCTGACTGTTACTATTAAACGGTGCATTGTTAGCAGAATAGGTGTCAATCATGTCCGTAGCGCCGATTTTGAGTGTCCTGCTCATGATGTATGAATGAACGTACCATTGCAGTTCTGTAGGCTCCTGATCGTCGTGCTGAATCTGCTTCTTATAGTAGAGTTCGACTGCCTGTCCAACCATGTTCAGTGGGTTTCCCTGAACCTCGGCGGTATATCCCTGCGCACGGTAATATTTCCGTAAATCTTGATTTACGAATACGCCATAGCAAATCTTCATAATCGGTTCAGCCCTTGAAATACCACCGTATTCGTCAGCGTTCCAAACGTAATTTAGCCAATCTTCATTTCCTACAAAGAAGCTATTTCTGTTGTAATAAACGTTGTTATCATACGCTTCCTGCGCTGTGTAATCACCTTGCGTAAATCCAAAAGCTCTATTCGGGTCAGGGTCACAAAATATAATATTTGGGAACCAGATTCTGCCCTCTTTTGCAGTAAAACTTTTGAACGTATCGAGATGGACTTCTTCGTTATTGTAGTACTTATAAATGTTCTGATTACCGGTGGTCTGCCCGTATCTGTAACTGTTCTGGCGAAGTTTCAGATACTCAAACTTGCCGTCCCTGTTCATCCAGCCAAAACGGTCATTCTGCAAGCACAAATCTTTCAGAATATTCACTACGTTCATCTCGTTTGAGTTATTCGTATCAGGCACATAGGTGTCGTCCCAATGCAGCTTTGTACTGACCTGTTCGAGTCCTAAAAACTCAAATAATTTATCCCTGAATTGCTTTTGAGTCAGCTTTTTCTTCTTGTCAGTCGTCTGATTTTTATACCACCTTGCAATGTCAGTATTTCGTAATTTATACAGATAATCATATGCAAAAAAATTACGTGTCAGGGAATTTGCTTTCCGCTCTGCACTGTCGATTTCACCTGTAAAGATTTTAATTTTTGTTCCTTTTCTTTCGATGTAAACTTCGATTTTTCCAGACGGGTAAAATTCTTCCGAAGTGCCATTAAACTGATCGTGGTGAGCCTGAAACGTTATCTGATTGCAGACACAGCCGCCGAAAATGAAATAGCTTTCAGAACAAATAGACTCCTGCAAAGTAAGTGTATTCTGGTCGATATTTTCGTTTGTAAGATCGGCAAATTCTCCGTTAATCCAGTGTACTGTTACTTTTATTGGCTCGGTTTTTTCTTCTTCAACATCACCGGAACCACCGCCAGAGCCACCACTTGAATTATCGTCGAATGGGTTCTTTCCGTCATTCGTGACTTTAATTTGAAAGTTATCAGAGCCGACAAATTTGGAAACTCCGTTGACTGTGACATTATAAGAAACTGTGATAGTCTTCGACCCTGCTGTGGAACTATCAAATCCAGATACGGTATAGTCTGTAATTTCTTTTTCGCTTCCATCATTCCTTACTTCCGCTACAGTTAACCCGGTTGGGTCGAACGATTCTCCGATTTTATAGTAAACCTTGGACGGAAAACTTGTGATTCGGATTCCTGAAAGGTCGTATACGGTTACTTTGAAAGTGGCGGTATGGGTTTTATAGGTTACTGTGATTGTCTTTTCACCAACAGAAGAACTATCAAATCCAGACACTTCAAATCCAGTTGTTTTTGTTTCTGATGTTCCGTCAGTGTATTTAACAAGGATTGACAATCCAGTTGTGTCGAATACATCTCCTTTTGGATATTCGATTTTTGTAGGCATGGTTTTTACTTCGATTCCAGAAATATCTACCACAAGAATACTGAAATCTACGGTCTTTTCATCGAATGTAACCGTTACAGTTTTGCTTCCGTATGCGGACATATCCGGGCTTGATAAGGTATATCCTGTTTCCTGTGTGGACGTGTTGTCGGCGTAATAAGCAGTAATCACAAGACCTGTAGCGTCAAATGGTTCACCTACGAAATATCTAGTTTTGGTAGGCATATGGGAGACTTCAATTCGAGTTGCCAGAATTAACCATGTAATTGTGCCTGTTGCTCCCCACGGCGAGCCAGAAATTTCATTAGTTTTCTTATTTAATGTGATATTTGTTGTCACGGATGTTTTGAAAGCGTTTTCGCCAATGCTTGCCACGCTCGCAGGAATAGATACATTTGCAAGTTGAGTATCTTTGAAACATTCTGCTGGAATAACTGTAATACCATTTTCAATAGTTGCAGATTTTAATGCTGAACATTTTGAAAAAACAAGAGTCCTTGAAAAAACCACATCCTTTTTCAAAGTAATGTTTTCTAAACTGGTTGTATAAAATATTTGGTCAATGTCTCCGCCCCGAATGGTTAAATTTTTGCAATCTGGAACTCTTATATTAGCGTCGAATGCTATGTTTTTTCTTCCAATTTCTATATAATCAAGAGTTATGTCAGAAAAAGCATAATCCAAAGCCCACAATGACTCTGGAAACACAATATTCTTTAATGAATTACATCCTTCAAAAGAACCTTCTCCAATCTCTTCCAGACCTTCATGGAAAATTATTTCCGTTAAATTCGGGCAAGACTTGAAAGCGTCGCTGTATATAGCGCTCACTGACGCTGGAATCTCAAGCCTTGTTCCTAAAAATATAGGAAAACTATCTGTATCAATATATGTGATTGTATTTGGAAAATTAATATCTACTAATGACTTAAAATCGCCGCTAAACGAGCCTACTACTTCTGTGATGCCGTCTTCAAAAAATAAAGTTGTACATCTTGTGTATAAATTGTTCGGGATATTTATGTTCTCTAAATTATCCGACAAACTATCGGTAAGTTTTCCAGTTCCAGATATGGTTAAAGTATTTGTATTAGGATCAAAATTAGCGGTTACATCCTCGTAATTTGGCGAACCAATATGAAGCAAAAGTGAGCTGTACACAGAAACGTTCACTACGCCTATTACATTAAAATATTTGACACTAATAGGAATTGTTCCGGATTCTGAAAGAACTTTATTTTCAACGACATAACCACTTTCTATTCTTTCTGAACCGTCTGAGTATTCGACAGTTATAGCTGTAACTTTTACCTCTGTAGTATCACCTACGAAATAAATTCCAGAAGTACTTTCTATGTTTGAGATTCTTTCTGGATGCATAATAGTAACTTCAAATGTGCAAGTGAAATTACCGTAAGTGACAGTTATTCCGCATTGTTTCGGAGAACTACTGTCAAATCCAGAATATGTGCAGCCTTTTGTGACATCTATAGCATTTCCATCACTTGTCGTTGCAGTAACCACAATGCCCGTAGAATTAAATTCTTTTCCAATGTGGTAATTTACCTTGGTTGGCATTGTAGTAACGGATATAGCGGTAATAGAGGTTTCTGAGACGGTAATTTCAAATGTTGCGATCTTTCCAGACGCAGTAACGGTTATAACTTTTACTCCCGCGGAACTGCTGTCAAATCCTGATAATTCATAATTAGTGGTGGTTTCTGATGTTCCGTCATTGTATGTTTGAGTCACCACAAGACCTGTGGTGTCAAATAATTCGCCCTGATAGTATGTGGTCTTATCTGGCATTTTTGATATGGTGACTTGGACAACATATTTGTCAACGAACTTCTCGTAGCTAACTGCCTGTGATACTCCCGCGTTCTTTACCAGAATTGAAATCGGTACCGTAGAAGATACAGAAATATTCAGATTTGTTGTGGTTTTACCGTCAGTGATTGATGATGTGCCGGTGTACGAACTGCTTGTAGGCCTCTGAATAACATTGACAAAAAGAGTCTGTCCCTCTATTAAGAATACTTCGTATTTCAGTGCGTACGATGAAGAAGTGCTTGAATAATACACATAGCCTTCAACCCTGATTTTGAGGAATCTTTTTCCCGACGTAAGTGTTCCTTCCTGCCGGTACACATAATAAACCGCACCATCCCTGCGCCAGATTTTGAGTTGTTCGGCTTTTTGCCCAAATCCAATGAAATTGTTCCCTGAAACGTATATGGTGCTTGCAGTCTTGCCCGCATAAGTAAACCAATCAACGCCTGTGACGTTAACTACATCATCGTCGTGTTTCGTGTTGTTAACAACAGCAGTCATTCCGGCCGTCGTATTCAATAAGCTGTCAAAAGATACTGTATTTGCCATAATCATCCTCCCGTCTATAAAATAAAAGAGCACATGAGCTGTGACACCCATGCACTCTGGTTGTTAGTATTCGATCAGTGCAATTCTGATTTTATTGTACAAAATGTTATTTCCTACAACTCTGATAGGTTTATACTCAATATCAGGCATATAAAAAACACCTGTTTTGTAGGTGTTTTCTTCATCGTCCCAGTATGTAACTTTGTATTTCCGCTGTGCCTTATTGACTAAGCCTGCTTTGAAAACAGACTGCATCTCAATTTTATCTGGTAACCACATAGGGCGCGTGTTGAAGTCTATTTTAGTCTTAAAATTCGGGCTTGTGTCCCTATGCAAGAGATTGTTCAAGTCCCTGTATGCTTCTATCTCTGTTCGCTGATTCGGGGTTGCGGAATAATCATCGTAGGCTAAGAATTTGTTCGAGAGAACACTTCCCCCGAACTTTAAAAAATAACCTTGGAAACTACTTCCCGCAATAAAGTCACTCATTCTATCACCTACCCTTCAAATATTCCGTAGCCATTACGGTTTCTGAACTGCTGATTTTCTTCTTTCAGATATCCAATCAGATGTCCGTCTGCATAGATTGCCATGCCGTTCAGGGCGCTTTTGACCGCCTGCCCGATCATCTGGTTGTTGTCGAACGTGTTACTGCTGATTGCCATGATTTCCTTTCGAATATCATCCACAAAATCATCTGTATCAACTGACATTCTGCTCTTTACTTCCTGATAGGATGCACTCTTTGTGATAATGTCTGCGGTTGGTGTATTAATTTTTTGCACTTCGGCGCTTATATCATTGATGGTGGATTCAACTTTCGGAAGCATATTCTGCATACCGAGTTGGAATCCCTCAACGGTAAATCCACCGAGTTCCATCATTACCTGCGACGGGCTATGAATCTTAAGAACTTTGCGGAACGTATTTGATATATTTTGTGCGATTTTTTGCACATTTGCATAAAGCTGTTGTGCCGCGCCTACAATTCCATTATTTAAGCCAATAATAGAGTTCCAACCGATATTATACAGGTTTCCAATGGAATTGCTGATTCTGCTTCGGATTCTTCCGAACCATGTGAACGACGCAGAAAAGCCCGGCTCTAATCCGTTTCGGAATCCTTGACCGCAGTACTCTGCAAGCTGCTTGAACCATCTGGACGGAGAATGGGAGTCTACTGCTTCCTGTGCAGGGGCTTTTACGCTGTTATTCATTAGATCAAGAATCGAAGTCTTTGTGCTTTCTTTCTTCCCGTTAATTCCAGTCTGTAATCCCTCTGCAATGTTGCTTCCAAGGGTTTTGCCGCTTGATTTCGCAGTTTCTTCTGCACCTTTCGCAGATGATTGAATTGTTGAGTTAAGCTTTTCAGTGACTTTACTGCCGTTTTGCTCAATCCCACTACCTACGGCAAGAATCTGATTCTTTCCGAGTTCTGTGACTAATTCAAAACCAGAATTGTTATCCAGAACGCCGTTGATTGCCCCCTGTAAAGTTGAATCCATTGTACTTTGTAGAGTGCTTTCATAATCAGAAATACCTTTTCCAAACTGCACCATCTGTCCGTTTGCTAAAGTATAGTAGCCGTTATCATCCGGTTCTAATCCCTTTGAAATTTCCTGATAAATCTGTAATGCTTTTTCTCCGAGAATCTGTTTTCCATTTTCCCAGATGCCGCCCATCTCATCAATTGCGTTTGCCGTATCTGTTACCAGAGTTGCAAAGTCAACGGTCTGGATAAGCGTCTGGAATCCTGTAAGCTGTTCTGAGATATCCTCAAACGACACATTGTTAATCCGATCAGCCATATTTGAAAACTGATTAGAGGATGTTTCCGCTGTATCTCCAAGGTCTTTGACTGGTTTGTTTACTCCTGCTATCGCATTCTCGAAGTCCTCTGATGAAACTCCAAGATTATTGAGTTTGAGTTCAAGTTCAAACAACGCCTGTTCTGTGCTATATCCGTTATCTTTCAATTCGGAAAGGAATGTTAATAAAGGATATGCTTGTTCGCCTGAAATCTGGCTTGCGTGAACCAAACCTAGAATAGCATCTTCATATTCCTGAAATACCTTTAAATCATCCTCTGTAAGTTTATTACCGACTCCGAATATATCTTTCATCCATTCGTTGATAGCACCGGTAAAATCTCCTTTTTGATATCCGAATACATTATCTTCCAAAAACTCTCCAAAAGTTTTATCTTCGCCGCCGAACAGATTAACACTTATCCACTTTCCGAGGTTGAAACCTGCCATTGCAGTTCCTAAGACAACCATGCTGTCTGCGAATCCTGCCGCAAGCGTAGAACCAAGTCCAGAGCCAAAGAATGTCTGCAATGCACCACTGGCTGTGGAAAGAACCGTTCCTAACCCACCGAAGATTGTTCTGAGTGCGCTGATAGAACTGACTACATTGTATATATTTCGGGCAAACTTAATGCTTCCCCTTATAATAAAAAACCGTGCTAGAGCTTCGCCAAGAGCTTCTATCTGCTTATCGTCAAGCTTTCCTAAGGCTTTTGCGAAAGCATCTAAGACGCTTACTAATGTATTAATCAGTGGGGCACCAATATCGTTCAGCATTATATCGAAAAAGCTGATAAATCCATCTGCGAATCCTTCAGCAAATGGCTGGAATACATCCCATACATCGCCGATTGTTTTTATTAACGAATCCCAATCAATGTTTTTGATGAAATTCACAATTACGTCTTTGAGATTCCCGATTCTTGTCCATAACCCGTCCCAATCAACATCAATTACTCCAAATTTATCAAGTGCAGCAACGGTAAGGCCTAATCCTACCGCTATCGAAGCATATGGATGCGTTGCTAACATGGTGATTCCTTTGCCTATCGCTCCATCTTTACCGAAAATACTTCCAAACCATGTAAGCCCTTTAAATGCTACAAAAGCTGTCAGGAGCTGTCCGAGGAAATATCCGATAGACTGTGCTTGCTTCGGTGAGAATGCTGCGATAAACTCTTTGAACCTGTCAATCAGATCAGGAAGTTTATTAACTCCATCTGCCACCTTGTCAAAGAAATCATCGAAGAAATCAAGTAATCCTGTTCCGACATTCTCAGCAAATGGCTCTAACACATCCCATAACTGCACAAGGGAAGCGTTGATTTTATCCCAGTTAATTTTCACGAGAAAATCATTAAAAGCATTGATTAGTCGTGGTAATCCTTTTTCCCCAAGTGTCCACTTGCCAAGCGGAACTAAAAAATGATTCCAGAAATCTTTTAATGCTGTCCATGTGAAATCTCTGAGCTGTTTCAATCCATTGTTCCAAAGATTTTTCAGCGCTTTTGTGGTAGGTTCTGCGGCTTTTGCAAGTTTCTTAAATGTGTCTGTGACCTTATTTGCGAATGCCATGGCCTTATTTTCCATGGAATTGTAGGCGGCATCCCATTTCTTCTGGTATTCGTTCAAAAGTTTATCCAGTGCATCATTGAGGATTCCTGCGTCAATCGCAGATGTGTCAATTTTTGGCGTTTTAATTTTAGAATTTGCAAGGTCAGACAGAGAACTATCGTCTTTGCTCATAATTTCAAGTTCATCATAAGATGCGAGGAACTGTTTTAATTTTTTTGCGCTCTTGGTTGCATTTTTCAGATTATTGTCTGTATCTTTTGTAGCATCATTTACGTCCGAAATTCCAGAATCGTCTATGGAATCAAGTGCATTCGAGAGATTTTCACTTCCACCACCGATAGAACCGAACATTTTTCCGATTTTGGTATCAACTCCAAGAAGCGAACCAATGTATGTCAAAAGTCTCTGGAATGCGATTACAAGACCATTGATGTATGGAAGCACTGCCGCAACTACAGGCATAAAGATGTTCCCTAATGCTCTGGCACAGGATACTAAGTTTGCACGAAGTATACGTAACTGGTTGGCTGGCATATTTCACATTGTTACCGTAAAGGTTTTTTATCCCTTACTTCTTACGGTTTCCCGTAAGGTCGGCGTACATTTTCAACCATAAAAATAAGACGTATTTCTACGCCCTATGGTTGTCGAGCACTCTTGGGAGAATTATATTTATTCATCTCCTACGCTCTACGGTGCTGCATAACCTTTCGAAATCTATGCAGTTACCTCGGTATTGCCTTGTTGAGTTCTCATATAATCGTCATATTTTCTCCAATAAAATCCTCTGCATCTTTTGTTTAGCTTTAAAGCTTTATGTATCTGCTTATGAACCTTTGTAGGCTCTCCAAGATATCTCGCAGCTTCGGAACAATTTGGAAAGTGATTTATAATTTCCCAGTTATCGTTCAGCTGAATAATTCCATTTCCTGCCTGTATGCCTTTAAAACTATAATCTTTTCGAGAATCGTAATCTTCTTTATAAATCCATTGGAATCCACCACATCTATGAGATTTTTGAGTCAAACAAGATGATATATTTGATCTGCATAACCCGGTTTTTATGCTAGCTTCTGTAATAGAAGAAAAAGTTGTTATATATTTTCCACCCTGATCTAGTTGAATGATTGAACGCTGGCGGCAAGAATCTGCTTTTTTATAAGGAGCTATTTTGCTTTCCTTGCATTCATCTTTGAATCTCCATTGGAATTGTCCTGCACGCTCTGCTTTCCTGTTTGCGCAATGGCTAATGCAATGTGCATTCACACCGGTTTCTGCAGAAGCATGAGCGCAACTCATATATTCATTAATATAATTTCCGCTTAAATCAAACTGTAAAACAGGACGTGAGTTCCAAGATGTTCCTCCATCTCCGCCTAACGTTATATTGTATCCATTTGAATTTTGAAAATGTATGCAACTATTTAATTTCTTTATCCAATAAATTTCCTTTTCTATAATTTCTTTATCATCAATACCTGTATCAATAATTTCCCATTCAAAATTATCAATGCCATATTTTTTTAACGCTCGGTGAAAAGGAATGTCATTGTCAATATCATAGATATGTTCTTTCTTTCTCTTCTCAAAATTATAAGTTTTTCCTACATATATTTTTCCATTTATTTTATTGGTAGCCTTATAGACTATATATTCTTTGTTAATAGTACCACCCCACATTCTTTAGGAATATGGGAACTCAATTTAGGTTTCACCGATTTTGCTCGATTTTCACTAATATATTGCTATATTAGGCGACAAGTGATAGCTCGCAGCCATCGTTTATCGTATTTGCCATATCCGCCCATGCGTACCGGGTGGAATCCAGTATTACTATCGTTCTCAGCATTGCCTTACTTGCCTGGTCCATATTAGAAACAGACGTTTGTATACCAAGATTTGCTGCATATTGCTGTAAGTTTGCCACACGAATGTTTGCACCATATTTGTCTACAGCACGGCTCATACCTACTAATCCAGAGGACAAGTTCTCATAAACTGTGCTAAAATCAAGATTCTTAACAGATGCAAGGTCAGCACCGATCATGGTTAATGCATTCGACAGTTTTAATGCCTGTTCAGAAGTTGTCCCCATAGAGGACGACAACTGTGCGAACTGGCCTTGATAATTCAAGAGCATGGACGGGTCCATACCGAGTGATTTACCTGATTTATTTGCGGTCAGAATCGCGTTGTCGGAAACATCAAATCCAGACATTTTAGATGTAAGTTCTCTAGCTCTATTACTAAATGAATTTGCATAAGCTTCCGCAGAATCATAGCCTGCCTCTGACCAAGTTTCTCCTGCTTTATCTGCTACCTGACGAAACGCCGCTTGAAAGTAGTTGTAATCTTCGAGAAAATTCATGGAACTTTCAATTGCGCTTCCAAATTTTCCAACAACAAATTTCAACGTCCAGAATTTTGCCACCAGAGACATGATGCTAGGCAAACTTTTCTTTGCCTTGCTTCCTACACTTCCAACGGCGTTTGCAAGTTTTCTGACCTTTCCTGTCGAAGTGGCCGCACCCTGTCCCAATCCTGAAAATGCACTTGCAGTAGACCTTGCCGCTCTACCGGCATTCGCCCCAGAATTTGCCAACTGAGCAACAGCCTGAGTCATTTGAATTGTACTGCTACTGATTCTAGGAGCGGTACTCATCGTCTGGAAGAATGATTTTAGGCTATTTGCCAGATCATTAAGCTGAGTTGCTGTCTTTCCGGTTTTATCTCCTGCATTTGCCAACTGAGATATTGACTGAACAAATGTATTAATTGGCTGAGAAATATTACCTATTCCAGAGAATGAAACTATGATTTTTCTAAGTTCTTCACCAAGATTTGGAAGTTTTGATGTAACTGCATCAATAGAGCTGCCTGCATTCGCCAATCTTGCCAACGAAGAAATAAACCGGTTCACGTTGTTTGATACGTCTGGAATACTGCCAAGCGTGGATAGCTCAGAAATCATGCTCTGAATCTTTCCAGACACATCACCTGTGGAATTTAATGTTTCGTTCAATCTGCGGATTGCATTTACGAATGAGTTTAATCCGTTGTTTCTCAAGTTCAGGCTACCGAGCGCACTCATGGACTGCGTAAACTGTTGCAATTGACTGTTTATCGTTGATAAATCAAGCCTGTCCAATTTAAGTGCTTGAACAGCAGAGTTGACCGTACCGACGGAAGCTGAAAAGTCTCTGAGATACTTGATGCTCTCAGACATACGACTGCTCAGGCGATTCAGTTTATTGCATAAATCATCAATGGATTTACTTGCATTTGATACGTTACTGCTGACCTCTATCGCAAGGCTATCTATTGTGTTGTCAGGCATATAAGCACCTCCTTTATTTCAAAAAAAATAAAGGGCAAGCAAGACTACTATTCATCCTGCTTGCCCTTTTCATTACCTATTTCAGATATATTTGCATTTGCCTGCCTGATAAGAAGTTCGTAGTAACGTTCTTCTTGTCTTAGTTCTGCTTCTGATTTCTTTGGCATATCTGGATTGTGTTCAACCCAATTATTCTGTTTTTCCTGCGTAATTGGTTTGCTCGGATAGCTAACCTTTCTCGGGAACAATGTACACAAAACACTTGTTTTCACGTACAATCCGGTCAGCCACGACTGATAGTCCATGTTTATCAACTGCGACTGAATTTCTTCGTTCTTTAAGATTCCATATTGTTCTATACGGATTCTCAGGTCCTTAAGAGTGCTCCTAAGAAATTCTTTTTTTGACATCCCAATGCGCACAGCCATTGGATATAATTCATCCCAGATTATTTCACTGTAGCTTTTTTCAGGTGATCTGTTGGCTTCTTCGGCGCTTTCTTCGCTTTCACAGAGTCCATTGCCGCATTCATGTTGTCCATGAAGGTTTCCAGACCGGTTAACTTGAAAAAACCATCTTCCTCCATCTGTTCAATGCACATGGCGAAAAGGCCATAGAAGTTACCCTGCTCATCATCTTTATGTTCGGTCATATACTGTGTTGCAAGTTTTTTGGCGGTATCTAAGTCCGGGACAGTGCCATCACCGTCAGAATGGTTGCCGTGATATTGAAGTAATCCGGCATAGAACGCATTGAGTGCAGTATTTGGAATACTACTCATTCCAGAAACCATTTCCTTAAGACTCCTGTCCGTTCCACCGCTTGTGGAAACCAGCATATTCATTACGGATTTCACACAATCATCAAACAGTGATGCTTCAATTCCATATTCAAGTTTGTAGTCTTTGCCGCCGATTTTTAAAACTTTATACATATTATTTGTCCTCCCAAATGTGTTTAAAGGCCGCTGTCAGTTGGAACTACTGCTTCACTCGGGCCGACATATTCATTGATAGTAAGAGACATTTCAACGGTTAACAGGCCATTCTGATCTCTCGCCGGTTTAGGAATGATTGTCGGTGGCTCGATTTTTGTGAAGAATGCTTTCTTAAGAGACGGGAAATATTCTTCATACCACATAGATTTTCCATCTGTTTTTCCTGTTTTATATTCGCTGATTAAGGTTTCCCATTCAGTGATAGTTTCATCAGTTACATTCACAGTTACGTTGAATGTACCACCTGTAGAACCACGTCCTGCAATAGTTCTTTCGACTTCATCTTCAAGTGCGGAAGCGTCGATTGTCTCCACGTCAATTTTGATTTCATCAGAAGCATTGATTCTGTGAAGAAGTTTAAATGTTGTCGGTTTAGTACCTGCTGTTGTTTCGACTGCATATCCAGTAAGCGAACCAACGGTACTTACGCCTGCTATATTTCCTTTTTCTGCCATATTCGGCTCCTTTCTGCTTTTCAGCTATAAAATCACAATAAAAAAGAGCCACATGGCTCTGATGCGTAACCCTGCATCCGGGAGATAAAAGGATCACCGTCCTTTCTATTCATCTGTGCCTGTTTTCAGTTCTGGAAGCCCTGCTACAGATGTAAGCAAGGATAAAACGCCGGAAAGAACGGACGCAGATACGACCATCTTCCAGTCAACGCTTCCAAGGACTGTCGCGGTTCCGATTGTCGCAACTGCTGTCTGAGCAATTGTCTTAACAGCTCTGATTCCTGCAGCTTTCAGCCATTGTAATTTATCTTTACTCATAGGACACTCTCCTTTCTTTTTTGGTATAAAAAAATAGAAGCTGTTACGCTTCCAATAATTGCCCGGTGTAAATTCTACTGTACCGGCTTATGATTCGTTTGAAACTCTTTTCGGAATTTGCGACTTCTTCCGGTCCGTATGTCCGGCGAAAGCCCATCGAAACCATAGCCTGATGACTTTTGCTGTCGATTTCGTATGCAGTCGATAAAGCCTTTGTCCCAGATGCGTAACTTTCCGTTTGAAACGAAAGAACTGTTGCGCATTCGTGACCTTCGAGACTTGTTGACTGCGTAGGATTCCCCATCATGAACAATCTGGCGTATTTCGTTTTACCAGATGCTATTGTCTGGCTTTTTTCCATGGAAAAATTGCCTTTGCCGACTGTTGGTTGAATATCTTTACTCCACCTAGAAAATACTTCTGATACTGGGTTGTTAATCGTGTCTGGCATTTTATATCACCCCGCCTGTTCTAGCATATTCTGAGACTGGTCTTAAGGAAATCTCTTATTTGAGAATATCCCCATCCGCAGTCAATCAAGCCACTAACAAGCATTTCCTTTGACTGGACAGCTTTTAGCTCTTCTTCTGTCAAGAAATCTCTCAGATTATCTTTTGTAGACAGTCCCTTTTCCTCTCGAAGCTGTTTTGCGGTTCTTCCAAATAAAGTTCGGTACACCATATCCGTATACGTTGAATACGCATGACCATGCATTCTCTCGTTTTCCTGTGATTCTTTAAGCGCATTGGTCAATGCCTGTCTTACTGCAATGCCTTTGTCTCGTTCTCTGATTTTTCCCAAAAGAACTTTTTCCATTGCATTGAATTGGCGAATGTATCCTTCTTTGAACTTCATGGCTTTTTCGCCAGTGTATCCCATAACAAGAAGCGTAAATCCATCTCTCGTCATGCAGTACATAGGTTGTTTTTTATTCTGGATGCTTGTGTATGAGGAAAGCACGAAATTGTGCTGTCCGAATTCTTCACTGCATCCTAAATTTCTAATGTCCTGCAATACTCTTTTATGTTCTTTTTCAAAAGTTTCTGCGACATCTAGGCTTGTGACAATGCTCGTTTCTACTTTTTTGATAATCATTGTTTCTACTAACATGCTTACATTCTCCTTTTCTATGTTTTTTTGCATGAAAAAAGCACCCACCACTCAGGTAGATGCTTTTATATGTTATAGTATATCAAAGACAGAGGTATTATTCAGTATTATCAGGTATTAACTTTCATGATGCAAACACTTCTTTTGCAATTTTTCTAATACTCTGCATGATTTCTACGCTTGCCTTATAAACTGGCATGGTGGCTTCAGTACCATAAGAGCGTACCCATTCGCCAGAATCGGAATAATAAACCCACGATTCATTCTTTCCGTTCCCTTGCCCGTATGAACCGATTGTATATCCAAATTCCTGTCCTTTTGGATGTGGGCTGGTTCCCGCCGGAGTGTTGTAGTGAATGCCCGACCCGAACTCAATGAACAAAAGGTCAGAGCCTTCGCACACAAGCGTCGCCTGAGAATAACCACCAAAGTTATTGATTCTGATATAGGTGTTATGATTTTTTTCAGAATCGCCTTGCGCCAATGCTATGTTTTCATCTATGACCGGGATTCCAAGTTCTGTCAGCCTGCGGACAAATTCCTCATTCTTGCTTGCAAGCGACTTCTGATACACTCTGAGCTGCTTTATTGTGTCCTGTATAGATTTATGCGACAATTCCATTTTGATAGTCTTATTCGCCATCTGAGCCATCTCCTGTGTACTTAATACCGTATCGTGCCACATTGCCTTTCTGGGTATCAAGAATCTTTTTTAGGCGGTAATCTGGTGGGACTGCAGGCTCTCCATCTTCACCTAAAACAAGTTCTCCTGCGTCGGTCAGTTCTGGTTTGCGGTCAATCCAGAATACATCGGCAGTCTGTGGCTTGAAGTTGCGGTCGAAGTTTGTGATATACCTGTCATAATCCGGGATATAACCGGCGGATAATTCCTCTGGCGTTCCGGCAGTCGCAGATACGGAGAGGTGATGTAATTCTGGCTTTTGGTACGTTTTGATTGTGTCTATCCCGTCAAGGTATTCAGTTACCCTTGACCAATACACTGTCTGTTTTTGACGTTTCAATCCTCTCATAGCGTTTTCTCCCTTCAAAAAGAGTCTTTTTATTTTAATCTTATATTGCATATTTCATATGAGACACTTTTACATCTTCATTAGATACCTTTGCATAGATCATTGTCGTGTTAATGTTGACATGTCCAAGAATCTTCTGCACCTCAGTAATCGGCGTACCTCTTTGAAGCATAAGAGTCGCAAGAGTATGCCTAAATAGATGTGGTGTCAGAGGTCTATCCAGTTCTGACCGCTCACCGATTATTCGTACAATTCTTTCAATTGCTTCTTTCTTGAGTACTTTATGTGGCTTTCTTTCGCTTACAAAAAGATATTCCGACTCATCATCTCTAATTGCGAAGTATTGTTTTAAAAGTAATTTACACCGGGCATTTAGGTATGTTGTTCTATGCTTATTGCCTTTCCCCAAAACAACTACTTCGCCTTTGTAAAAGTCTATATCTGTTTTCTTTACACCACATACTTCTGTAACCCTAGTTCCAGTACTGTACAAAAATTCAACTAATGCTCTTTCACGTACGGTTTCGCACGCTTGCCTGATTCTCTCTAATTCCATATCTGTCAGAGGTTGCTTTTCGATACGCTCATATTTGATATTTTTGATAACTCTACATGGGTTCTTGCCTATATATCCTTCGTTTGCAGCCCACTCGAAGAAAGCGTGTATGGCAGTTCTTCTACTATCAAGTGTTCGATTACTCAATCCTCTGCTTTCCTGAGCGTTATACAGATATACACGAATGTCATTTGCAGTAATGTCTTCAGCTTTTTTATTGACTGTGAAAAAGAAATCATCCAGATAAAGATTGTAGAGTTCGAGCGTCTTTTTACTCAAACCCTCGATTTTTCTACTTACAATGTAAGTTTTGTAGAAATCTGGCAAATATCCAGTATACTTTACAACTGCTGTTTCTCTCGGCTCAATGTCAAAATTATTCACATACAAAGACAATTTGTTTCTGACTGTTTCAAGATATTCTTCTGGAATTTCTTCATACAACTTGGCCATAAACCCATTCACGAATTTATCTCTCATAAAAAATACCCTCCTTTTGGGTTCACAAAGGGAGAGTACCATGTTATAATAATACTGTACCCTTTGTGGTGTTGGAGTTAGGTTTTTTTGATTGGTAGTCGGGAACCTAGCTCCTTTTTATTATGCTTTTTTGATTGTTATTTTCTCTTCATCATATTCGAGAATTACTTTTCTGTCTTCTTTGGTAATACCTATCATCCGAACTGCTTCTGACGGAAGTGATATTTTATAGTTGACAGATTCTTTTCCTGCGTTTCCACCAGCCTTGTTAATCATGATATTTCTTTCTACTTTTATTGAACTCACCTCCATATAATGAATTTATACTCATTATATATCATTGGTGTCCAACAGCCAATAATTAACTTTGCACTGATTAACTAAAGCCCTCTTTAGTTAATTAGTTTCCGCTTTCGGTTCTTCTTCATTATTAATATCCATCAGCTCATTATACTGTTCCTCAGTAATCCTGCCCGTTGCGAAGAAAATATCAATCTTATTTTTTAAATCATCTGTAAATCCGTTTCTTTCTTTAAGTTTCAGTAATGTTCTATATAACATAATCACACCTCCAATTCCGTTAATGCTACTGCATATTCGCTGTTTACATAGGCTTCTGCGCTCTGCATGTCCATGTCGTAGATATAGTCACGGTTATCGTTAAGTTGCTTTTTGACATAATTCCACCCATTAGCCATGCTTATTGGGTAATTAAATACTGTATATCCGTCAAGCTGGTCTGAGGATACCTCTATATTTGTTACTGGATAATTTGTGGAAAGGGCTTTAAATGCGGATATTTCTTCTCGTGTTAGGTCTATTTCTTCTGGCGTGTCTAACGCAAAAAGAACATTTAACGGTTTTCCATTAGAATCTAGCCTAGCCAAAAAACTCTTAAATTCCGCTAAGGATGCAATACTGGTTATGCACACATCTAATGATCTAGTATATGCGGCAAAACAATTGTCTCCTTTCTTAATATCAGCACCAATAGATCTTAAATAATTTGAAATTCCAATCGCACTTTTTATTTTTTTGTTAATTTCCAAATAAAATCTTTTTTTAGAATCATCAGTTGCATCAGAATAATCCCATCCTTCATTTCCAGTAAATGTTTTTACAAGTACATTCCTCACCAGTTTTCCCCGTTCCACATCCACATAATCCGCAATATACTGCTGACCATCAATTGTGACGTTACCTCCTGAGTTTACAGGGATTGCATTGAGGGTGTATGGGAGGGTGACGGTCTGTTCGTCGCGGTAGGGTTCATAAGGTGTAGCTTCTGAACCCATTTCCAACTGGACATCATATACTTTATCTCCTGCAACGCTTCTATATAAAATAAAACCTATTTTTTCTACATCTCTTTCGGGAACAAAATTAATAAAATTATTGTTTATAAAACGAATGTCCTTGATTTCACCATTCGTATATCTTAAACATACATATCTATTACCTGAAGTACTAACTGTGGTTTTTAATGAAAATGTATAAGTATTATTCGCTTTTAAAAGCAACGGTCTACTGCCATTAGAACTAGGTGTTACGTCTACTTGCATAGTATCTGTTGTTGCTATATATGTTCCATTTTTTTGTTCAACGTTTCCTGATGATAATGTTTTAAAATTATCCCATAAATTCTTCCCACACACCTTCACCGTTGGATTCACCACACTCTTAATCTCCTGCGGATAATCAGGGTTTGGGCTTGGGATGCCGCCGGTGTATGGTTCGAAATCTGCATAAGTAGCTGTTGTATCTGTTGTAAGCATTGGCTTAAATATTAGATTATTTACTGTTGCGCCACTTTTAACTATAATTGCTATGTTACTTTCAGATTCTTTAAAACTGCCAATTGATATTCCAGAACCATACTCATCTAAGATTTCTGGATTTCCACCTTTTCTGTATGATCGGAGAAAATACTTTTGTGCTGAACCACCACTAGGACAACCAACCATTTTAAGGGAGCTTGCACTACCATATACATCTGCAAAATTATAATATACAGCAAAAATTGTAATGCCTGTCGCTGTACCATTTACAGTATAAGTCCCATCACCGTTATTCGTACAAGTAGCGGCAGCAATGTCACTAAGACTGTAATTTGAACCATTCATCATGTTTTTAGTCTCCTTAAATTTTATTTACAATAGGAGACATCCGCGGCTGTCGTCCCGAATTGTAGCGATTTTTAATCACCCAATTGTGGGGAAGTGTTATAATCCAAGGAATTTTTGTATAATTCCATCTGGAGATAAATGTTTTTCGTTGAATACATTTTGCTGTATTTGATGTAACTGGTCTGTATCACCTTTTTTGTATAAATCCAACGCATTCTTCAATGTTGGATTATTTCCTGCAAATTTACTCATATCGCTCATCATGTTGTCAACACTTCCGAACCTCTGAGAAATCATTTTCTCAAATTTCTTTTTCATCATGGCGTTTGGGTTGAAATTCATCTCTGCCTACCTCCATTCTGCTTAGGTTCCGATGTCCCCGACATCTGTGTCGGAAACATGCTCTTTATTTCAGAAATCTCAGAGCAAACATCATTCCGAAGCTGATTAAACATTGCTTCAATATCAATCTGTTTTTCATCTTGCTTAGATTGCTGTTCATCTGAATTTACGAGTCGGTAAACAAAAATTCTGCTCCTTCCATCGGATTGAAGCTGTTTTCTGTAAATTTCAGTTCCGTCTGTTTTTGGATAGTAAACAGGATTGCCGGACATATCCACATCTTTAGCCTTTACAGTATCAATCCCATCCACCATTTGTCCTTGAAGCATAGGGGACTGTGGAACCGGCTGTAACTGTTGCATCTGTATTTGACCATAAGGCATTGCCTGCTGGTAATTATTCTGCAATTGCGCCAGCCTGTCCTGATACGGCTGTATTTGCCCGTATGGATTGTTTATCATTGGCTGTTGTGGATAATACGGATAACCTGCCATAATCTATTCCTCCTATCCGGGATTCAAGAATCATGTCCATATCATCTATGGAACGATGCTTTTCCCATATACCCTCGTAAGGGTTTCTTAACATAATCATTGTGTTTTCTCCTATGATTATATTATATAGGAAGGAACTCTGTTTTTGAACGTCACTATTTCGCCACGTTTTCGCCATAATACAAAGAAAAGCCCCGACAATACATCGGGGCAACTTTGGAAATTTTCTTCTTTATTCTTTTGTTAATTCGGTCTATGGTTCTCGGACTATACCCCATAAGTTCAGATGCTTCCCATAGTGTCTTTTCGCCATAGGCCCGTAATCGAAACAGTTTTTCTTCTCTGGAATCAAAGCCTGCTTCTTTTAAATAAAATTTTCTTTCATCTTCTGAAAAGTCTGTATAATTCATATTTCCACCGTCCTCCCTTACAAGTGGAATCAAACTGGAAGAATACCGCTTAACATAAAACCGATAACTGCGCTGACAATCGCTGTAATAACGCATACAATGATTGTATCGTAACGCTTTCCCGGGACTGCCATGAGAGTCTTTATATTGTTATTCATCTCATCCACAGTTGACTTGATATGGTTCAAGTCATTCTCACTTAATGCTGTCTTTCTTTCCAGTTCCCCGATACGCTCATAAAACTCTTTACTACGATCAGATTGCTTCTCTTGCATCAGCTGAAAATTCTTTTCCAGTTCTTCTATGCGGTGTTCATTAAAACATTCATGTTCACATCCCATCGCCAGTTCCTTTCTTCACTCCCTTAACATTTGCTTTTCCCTACTGAATATAAGCAACCCAGCGGCACTCCGGGAGGACAAAAATACCGTGCCACGTGACCCAACCATCTTAGTTAAATTAAACTTCCTGCAAATGGAAAAACGCCATGATTAATATATATTTCTGTTTCGGATTCCCAGTTTCGACTTACTGAATTTTCAGAGTGCGATTCTTGGAACTCGGCTCCCTGCTTCACAAGGAAATAAAGAGCCAGATCAAATATGCAATCATAACAGCATTCCATATCGGTATTGATTTTTTCGTCTGTATATCCAGACGGATAGTTGCGTTTCTTTTTGAATGAACGAATTGCACGCTTCACAGACAAAGAAATCATACCGTCAGTTTCCGCATCATCGGATAGATATTCTTTCAGATCATTCACAAGTTCTTCGTTCATTCAAGATCACCTACCCTTGCTGAGATAAAATTTCAGAGATAATACCAGCCTTATTTGTCGATGTCAGGGCATAGCCATTGTCACTTGCGAGCTGTTTCAGTTGAACCACTGTCATGCTTGACAGCTCGTTTTCTGTATACTTGTGTTTAACACTTGCTACAGATGGTGACTGGCTGTTCTCGTCGAGACTATGCCCGTTTATTCCCCCGCTTTGGTACCGATTACGATACCGCCATTAGCTTTTGCTGCTACTGGAACAAACATACCTGATGCTTTAGTCCAAACTGCAACTGGGTCTTGTGTAGCCCACATGGACAGTGTTACAAAGGAACGATTTTCTTCCTGAATAAACTGTCTGTATTCAAGTTCCTCTGGTGTTACGCCCCAGAGTCCAGTACCAAATGAACCGTTCGGCTCTGCTTCATACAAAGTGAATACATTCTCTTTGAAGTATCTTCCTGTTTTGAGTGAACCATCTGCTTTTCTGAATCTGAATTTCTCGTCACAACGATCAATTGTGATTCCGTATTCCTGCATAAGCAGATTTGCAAGTTCCTGTTTTGTTAAGAGACGTTTGTTTGCTGCTCCTAAGACTGCTGTCTGCATTGCAGTGTTATTTCTCATGTAATTAATCATTTTAAGGGATGTCAGGGCTTTGTTTACCACAAAACCATTATCCTCTGCAACAGCAACCATCTTCTGGATATCACCCATGATATCTGCATCCGGTTTAGACCAATCTGACATTTCTACCTTTGCGCTGGACGGAACGCCATAATCAATGCTCATATCCACGTTGTTCTCTTTGACTTTTACGGCACCTGTAGAAAGGAATTGTCCTTTCATGACATTTGCTCTGGCAACAACGCCTTCAAACAGGTTAGCTGCATCATCAAATACAAATCTCTTTAAGTTCTCGTCATCCGGCACACCGTTTTCAATTGCCTGCTGTAATCTCTCAGACTGATTGATTTTTCTCTTAATAAAGAGCTTTTCAGTCAGAACTTTTTCGAAGCCCGGTCTTGTCCCGATTTCTGCTTCAGTATCAAGCGCATGAACAAATGCTACCTCTGGAAGTCTCTGTCCAGCCATAAGTCTGTAGTATTCAGCTTTCAGGAACTGGGTTTTGACATCCGGGAAGATGGTGTCAAGAATGCCCGGTCTTTTTACGCTGAAATCCTGAGAAAAGTTAAGTCTTTCTTCCTGTGTGATTGATTCTAAAATATTAAATGGCATCTGTTTACCTCCTTAAAATTCTGGGTCTGTAGTAGTTACAAAAACGATACCTGCTTTTTCAAGCTCTGTTTTCGCAGTGATTTCTACTGTTACCGGAAGTCTTTTTTCAAGAACACGTCCTGCAACAATTACGGAAATCGGTCGTTTTGTATCGTCTGTCATATCAACATCTTCAAACACGATGCCGATTGCACCTGTTGCGTTTGTCGGATATACAGAACCTGCCTTGATAATCTTCTTAGTTCCAACGGTTTCAGCATTTGTCTGTTCTGCTGTATAGGTTTTAAGTACCAGTCCTACCTCGGATTCGAGGATATTAGGTGTGGATTCGTACTGCTCTGTTTTCATAAAAGCCATAATCTAAATCTCCTTTTCTTAAATATTTACTGGGGCATTATCATCTGCCGGTTTATTTTCTGGACACATTTTTGCTGAGTACGCTTTTGCGTATTCAGATGCTTCGCTTTTCTTTTCTGGTTCTCCACCAGATTTACCGCCACCCGGATTAGGCGTGTTTTTAAGGGCTTCTTTTTCCCATGCGGCCTTTGCGGTATCAAGCGTTGATTTATTTACTTCGGAAATTCCATCAACAAAAGTCTGGGCTTCTTTGAGTGCATCTTCGGCATCCATATTTGAGAATGCTTTGATTGCTCCTGCGTAGGCATCTCCTTTCATTCCTGCACTCGCAAAAATAGAAGTGATTTTGCCTGTCAGCGCTTCTCTCTGGGAAGTCGCAAGTGCAGATTCAAGGTCAGAAATTCTTTTCTCGTTTGCAGCTTTTTCTTTCTGACGTTCCAGTTCTGCTTTCTCAGCATCTGTCATGTTCTGCTGTTTGAGTTCTTCCAGTTCTTTTTCCAGTGCATCTGCTTTTTCAGCTTGTTCTTTTACTTTCTGGGCTTTTGCTTTTTCCTTAGCCACATCAGAATTGGACTGATTCAGGAAAGAGGTAATCTGCTCATCGGTTGCATCTGGAAAGATCTTCTTTACATCTTCTCTTGTCATTGAAATCTCCTGTCACCAATACGCTTTTTTACGCTGTTCGCTCAGCTCAAGGTGTCTCCCATGATTACGCTATCGGGGTGCATTTTTTTAATAAAAAAGAGACGATTTTACTCGTCTCTAAATTAACTGTATTGAATTGAACACCGGCAGTTCACAATCTCGTCTGCCGAAGCTCCTAGCAAAGTGTCTTTTGGAAATTGTAGCAAGCTATCTCCAACCGAGAACGGCTCATCAATCGGGAGTATGGTTTCTCCGACTTCGAGGTGTGTCTTTCGTTCCCTTTTGTCTCCTACGTCAATCCATTTCTTCTTTGTCTTTCCTGCTTTCACAGCTTTTGAATACTGTCTGTAATTCAGTATCGAATTAGCTTCGCATTCTGAAATAAACATTGCCCGGTCATTTGACAGGTAATAATCATCAGTAATGCTTTTATCTTCGGAAGAAAATCTTTCAAATGTTGCATCAATAATTTGTTTTGTCACGCCAAGAGCATATTGCTTGATATATGTGTCTATAAGCATATACGAAGCAATTACATCCAAATATTTGTCATAAAATTGAGTCTGGATATATTCTCGGTTTGTTTCTCCACTTTCTATGGTTGTTTCTATCAACGCTAAAATATAAAGGACAACTTCTTCCATTTGTTCGGAAAAAGCTATCCTTTCTTGTTTTTCTTTGTCTGATATTGACATTTTGCTGAAATACTCTTTATACGGTTCACTTCTGCGATTGTTTGGTCTGATATTCAATTCATCGTATGATGAAATACTCATTCTGAAATCACATCCTTATTGAAGCCATTCAGCAAATCTTGTGCTTTTTGCAATTCTGAATCTGGGTCTGCTAATTCTGGGTAAATGGTTCCGAGGTAAGGTAAACTCATTTCATATACTTTTTGTGGATCACTAAATAATCCGCAAGTAATCAATGCAATAAGCGGATGAATTTTATTTTTGAACAGATAATCAAGCGCCTGCGCTTTGACAAGCATGTTATCCGTTGGGTTTCTGGTGATTTTTACATCAAAATCTCTGGTCGAGATATTTACATCCATTGAAGTTTTTCGGATGATATTCAAAATGATTCTGGCAGATGCTTTTTCAGCTTCTTTCGTAAATGCTTCTACCAATTTTGCGTCTCGTTCTGCAAAATCCCAGCCATTCCTCAGATACACTGCATTTCCTGTGTCTCCACCGGTATTGCTCTGTCGATTCGGCATTGCTTCTACAATCAGCATATTGTTGTAAATATCATCTTTAGCAACCTGACTTTCTGACTGATTTAATTCAGCAGTCATTAAGTCAACGTCTGATTGTGTTCCGTTCCCGACGTCTTTTACAGATACAGCACCGAGTTTTATCATTTTTACAAATTCTGCTTCGTCAATCTCACAGTTTTTGAATTTCATCAGAGCTTGTACAAATTGCTCAACCCCATTCAGCCTGTCAGATTGATACTTATTGATTGCGTCATACATTGTGATCGCAATTTCAATGTCAGAAAGTCTGTCGTGATTGTTTGGATATTCAATAATAGGAATACCGCCAAAACCATTGATTCCAGATTCTGTTACCGATCCATTTTGAATTTTGAAATACTGTCTGGAAGAATAACACTGATAATACTGCTGATTGTCCTCGTCTTTTAAAATTTGAACGGAAAGCACTGGTTTGCCAGTAACGCTTGAATAAACAATATATACATCCTGTGGTGATGGGATAAATATTCTGAAAGGCGGTAAGTCTCCATCCTTTGTCCATTCATCCTCTCTCAGGATTGCTTTATATGCAGTTCCTACTGCACTCTGGTATATCCCAAGTTGAATATTTCTGGCGTCTGCATTGGCTTCGTCCAGATAATCATTAAGCCTATCAACTTGTTCGTTTGTTGTTTCACTCGCTTTTTTCTTTTTACAGACATACTGAATAGGTTCTCCGTATATCTGCCCTGCCTTGAATTTGACTGTTTCAAGGGCATGATTCTCGACAACTTTATTGTTGACCTCTGAGCGAACAAGTTTTTCACGATATAAAATTGGCTGATCGCCTTTGTAATATCTGTAAAGATAATCCATCAGGGTTCTATTCCTGTTATGGATTCCGATTGTATCAGAAAGGACCTGTGCCACGTTCTGGGGAGTAATCTGGTCTACGCCAGTATAGGCAGTTTTTCTGCCAAACTCGCCTTGGCATAGGTCAACAAAATTTGTTTTGTTTCTCCCCACTGCCTGTCCTCCTATTTTTCTGCATGAAAAAAGCACCAAGGTTTGACCTCAGTGCTTATTTTACAGCTTATATTATATAATATATGCAGGTATTATTCAGTATTATCAGGTATTAACTTTCAAAATTCTTAATGTTTTTGACGATATTCAGTGCTTTCGAATGCAATAATTTCACATGAGAATAGGAATATCCCATTTCACAGGCAATCATTTCAAGCCTTTCATCTTTTACATATCGCCTAAACAGCAGATCATACAAATCTGAATTGATATCGCTCACCTTGTCTATTGTTTCAATAATGTCTTGCTTTTTCTTTGTGTATTCAATAACCATTTTTTTGATTTCTGTTTGAATGTCAACAAGTTCGCTTACGGCATCGGTCATTTGATTGGGATTCGGAGTAGACTGAACTTTTTCACCATATGAGAACGATTTAAGCCCAAGAGCAAGACTTCTTAAATGTTCTTCTTCGTATTTTTTATTTTTAATAAGCTTGTCATATTTCTGAATTTGCCCTAAGTATTCTCTTGTTGTCATATTATCTCCTTCCCCAAAATGGATTGCGCATTGCAGTTGCTTTTCCGCCTAATGGATTCTGCACGTACTCTGCCATCATCGCCAAGCTGTCCGGGCCATCATCATGAGCTACTTTTGCCCTTGTGGTATATGTGGTCACATTTCCCATAAACATTCCGTAATCAGATTTAGGCTTGTATTGGCTCGGATGTAAAAAATAAAAATGTTTTGATATGTAATCAGAGTTTACGAGAATTTTTGTCTCTTTATTTGCTTGCGTAGGTCTTGTTTCGATATCCGCTCGGCATTTCCCTGAGATTATCTTTTGAATGTTGTGTGCAACACGATTTCCTACGTTATTTGACTCGAATCTGATTTTATGCGGATTGTGTTTTATCAAGATATCAGCAGTCTTTCTGTCCAGGATGTCATAATCTGTGGTATCATCGAAAACAACGTCCGGGATAAAAAATTTATCCCCATATTGATATGCAATAGGTAATGATTCAAAATCTGTACCTTTATCTTTTGTATCACATACTGCCCATATCGCATCTGCTTCTTTGTCTGGTATAATTGTGTATTCGTCCGTGCATCCGTCGGGAACGTCTTCTTTGCCAAAGAAAAATCTTTTTAGCTTATCTGGCGGAAGCAATAATCCTTCACGTTCTACCGGTTGTTGCTGATAAAGACAGTTATAAGAGATTTCGTCCATAGATTCTTTAGCATCGTTGAAATACTTTTCAGAGAATCCATTTACTGTGAATAAAAAATTACTTTTCCCGTTATCGTCAAGCGCCGGTACTGCTATGAACCTCGCTCTAGGGTTCCCGGCGTATAACTGCTGTAACTTTCCAATAGGGTCATGAACTGACCATCTTGTAGCTATATAAAACTCTTTGCAACCCTCTAGCCTACGAGAACGCAAGTCATTTACTACTTTTGTCCACAGGGTATCTAATCGGTTTTTATTTAATGCTTCCTCAATACCAGATACAAGGTCATCGGCGGTAAGAAATCTATTACAACGAGTAGCACCAGTCAGAGAACCGTCAATTGATCGGAACGTCCATGTTTTAAAACGTCCATTTCTTTCAAGGTTTACTGTCGTTTCCTTTGCGTTTGTTCCCTGTATTTCTACATTCGGAAAAATCTCATGCCATGTGTACTCAACCGGATCATTGATGATTTCCAGAACTCCATCATAAAGTGAACGTGTCAGAATACTACTGTGCGCTGATGACAGGTTGAAATCATTCGGAAACCACCCGCCTACCAGAGACAGAAAGAAATCTTCAAGAGTAGATTTTCCGCAACCGGGTGGTACGCTCAGCGCAAATATATCAAGTTTATCATCCATCAAGTCTTGCAATGAACCTATGATGTTATGCTGCAAAAACACATTTCTTCGTGGTTCATAAAATCGTTCTTTTGGAATTCGGTTCTTTTCAAGATAAAGCAATCCACTGTCAACTTGATAGTTCTGTGCTTCCAACAGCAAATATTTCCAGTAAATATCATCAAAATCTCCGCTTCCAGTAATAGCAGCTTGCCTTTCTGCGATATTGTGTGCATACTGGCTTACCTTTATTCCCATCTGTTGCGCATCTGGATTATCCTTGAAAGGAAGGTCAATATTCATATTTAACAGCAGATCAAGGCAGTCTTTCTGGTTTTGATAGACTGTCATATCGCCATTAATGATTTGATTTAAAATTGCCCGATACCATTCAAGCGAACCTTCTGTGAATTTTTGCATAAAAATAGAGCCAGACCTCCTTTCTTCTTAGAATTTAGTCTGGCTCTCACGTGGCTCTCTGACTGTTATTCACTTGCTTTGAAGTTATATATAGGTTTGATAATATCAACTATTTCTACGGTATCTTTGATGTTATCAATAATTTCTTTCGGTGGTTTGTAAGCCATAGGGCTTTCATCAATCGTAGATTTCTGAACGGATGTTGTATATATCCCATTCATAGACTTCTCAAATTCTTCTAACGATATGTTTTCTTTTGCTTTTGACCGACTCATAATACGTCCTGCACCATGTGGGGCTGAACAATTCCAGTCTTCGTTTCCTTTCCCGAATGCGATAATGCATCCGTCCCGCATATTCATTGGGATAAGAACTTTCTCACCATATTTAGCTGATATTGCACCTTTCCGAACAATATTTGTATCGTGGTCAATATAATTATGAATTGTGTCAAACCATGTATTTTTTTGAAGTGTCCAATTCATGCTGTAGAATATAGCCGATTGTATGCACCGCCTGTTTATTCTCGCAAACTCTTGACAGATTTTCATATCATGCAGATATTGCTTTCTATGTTCTCCCATCAAGTAGCATAATTCTTTCGGAATACCTAGTTTGTCCGGCTTCCATTTTCGTTTTAATTCGTCAATGCCATTTTGAATTTCTTTGTGTCTGCCAGAACGTTTGTATTCTTTTACTAATTTTTGTATTTCAGTTTCGAGCTTATCTGTGCCCTGCATATCTTCTATTGCAATTTTCTGATATATTTCGGCTACTTGTTTTCCAAGGTTGCGACTTCCAGTATGAATTACAAGGTATTTTGCACCTCTTGAATCGGTATCAACTTCAATAAAATGATTTCCGCCCCCAAGTGTACCAAGGCTCCTGCGAATCCATTCAATATTTTTAAGCTGATGGAAGCAGTGAAGTTCTTCTAATTCTTCAAAATTTATAATTTTGTCACGTACATTTCTTCCTGCCGGAACATTGTTTCTTATTGCTTTGTCAAGGTTTTTTAAATCTATTGTCCCCACATCGGTAGGAATTTGTGTTGTAAGCATTCCACATCCAATGTCCACGCCAACAATGTTCGGAATCACTTTGTCTCCGAAATCAGCAGTAAATCCAATTACACATCCTGCCCCTGCGTGAACATCTGGCATGATTCGTACTTTGCATTCAGAAAATGCAGGCTGTTTTATCAATGTATAAATCTGATTTAACGCTTCTGGTTCGATGTTCCCTGTAAATATCTTCAAGTCACTCATAATGGCACTCCTTTCTGGCTCTCTGATTAATTATTTATTCTTTCCTTTCAACAACAGTCACGCTACCCTCAAATACTCCGAAATTAGAAGATTCCTGGAATGTGTGAGTCTCGGCAATATCATCATCAGTCATAGGGCGTGTGAGATACCATAGTGAATCATCTTTCCATGTAATTTCCTCTAACTTTTGGTTTGGTTCCAACTCTAATGTTGTGTTTCCGCCGCAATTTCTTGTGGTAGACTGTCACCCTGCTATTCCAAGTGTCAGTGATAAAGCTGTTATTACAACGGTTATCTTTTTCATAATCATTCTCCATTCAGCACGTTTGCAATAATTTCTTCAATTGCGATAAAATCAGAACACGACATATTGGATTTCTTAGAACGAAAATATATATCAATTTCTTTCAGTAACAATTTATGTATCCTGTTTTTCTGGTCATCTGTAAGATAATCTTTTTCAATTGGTTTCTGATTGTATATATCAGACCATTCTGATGCAGTTTGTTTTATTGTGGTTCCTCGGAATGCATTATTAATTATTAACAGCCATTCTAAATAAGGCAGTTTTTCTTTGCATACTAGTGTTATTTTGAGCGGTATGCCTTCTTCTACGTTTATGAGATCAAACGGAATTATTTTTGAACCAATTTTAATAAGGCATGTATCGTAATTGCATATTCTTTGAGATTGTAGCTTGATATATGTAACTTCTTTTTCTAATGGATCAATTTCAATCCGTGCTTTTACTTCTTCGCCTGTTTCTATAATTTGTACAGGTACATATTTTATTAAAATCATGCATTCACCTCAATCTGGAATACCTAACTGTTTGTAAGCGAATACGACAGTATACTTCTTCCCGCATTTGTAGCAAGTTTCCGTAATAGTGCAAGTCTTTTCTTTGTCGTTACATTTTGATTTTATATCAGAACTTTTGAACTTGCATCCACCTGTCAGGAAGCATTTAATCCGTTTTCTGTTCATACATTGACCATAAACTCTTTCTTGCAGTTGCTACCCTTGCATTTATACGGCATCCGATAAATCTTTGTGGTTGGAAAAATCTTTAAGGCTTTCTTTCCACAAAACGGACAAATCACCCACTTTGTACCATTTTCCATTTTAATTTGTGCTGAGCCGTCCCATGGCTCTGGTATATTCATATATTCAGAGAAGTCTACTCCCTCTGATTCAAGTGCTGTTTTAATGCTCATTTACCGTTGTCCTTTCTGATCAATGTCAAAATCGTCAAATAATTGTCCCCGATGTAATCTGCTTTCCATGTTTTAGAAAGATTTCCCGTTTGGTTGTATATTACGGTCGTATTCCCTGCCAGAAGCAAGCGTCTGTCTGGATAGAACCTAGTCGGGATGTTCATTCGGTGGCATTCTCCCTCGATATTGTATGTGGTGTCAAGAAAATCAATGTCCGAGCCTGAATAAATAATTCTCATCAGCTCAGTCCATGAATCTTTCTCAGATTCGCATATCGGTCAACAAGTACGTCCAACGTAGTCTGAAGCTGTTTAATCGTAATGCAATCGGACTGGTGCTGCCTGTGATATTTTGAGATTTCTGCAAGTTCATCCAGAATCGACACATCTGCTTTTTCACTTATCTGCTTTTTCAAATCATCGTTATAATCGCACATTTTATCCAGTTCCGTCTGAAGCTCATTGATTTTCTCGTTTTTGTCTAAAATCTCATGCTGTTTCTTCTCACATACTGTCGACAACCGAACAACTTCATTTTTGAGCTGGTCTACGCTCCATTTTTCTAAGTCTCCTATTTGCATCTGATTCCCTCCCACTAAATTTTTGTAAAATTTTCCATGTCGTAGTTATCCCGAATGTAATTCACGCATTCAGACAACTTTTCTTTTAAGAACGGGTCGTTTGCAATGTCTGGATGCATTGAATATAGTGTGCAACTATCTTTTTTACCGTATTTCTGAAATTTCTTCCAGTCAAATGTCATTACGAACAACGGAATTGCTTTGAGATTTTTGGTCTTGTATCTTATGGCAATCCGCTCCTATCTTGTAGACCACGTAATTATTTTGTTATGGCACTGCGGACATATGATGTATTTCTGCTTACGTCCATATCCAGATGGCATATTTGTAGCGAACGCTTTTTCTATGCACTCCTCTTTCACGTCTTCGTTTTCATCATAACTCAATAACGCACCACACTTGTCGCAAGTCACTTCTTTCTTTGTTCCCGGTTTAAGTATTTTAATCATGGTAATCCTCCTTTCACAATCAAGCTGTCTTCTCAAGTAATCCAAGAATGAACTCCCGTCCCATCTGTGTAATCCGTCTATGGTAGATCACTTTTACTTTCAGTTCGTTCATTTCTCTCTTTCCTCCCTGCGCTTCTCTGGCATTCGATCATCTTTGCTATGTTCTCACGTTCCTGTTTTATTCCATGTCCCTGACGGAATAACTCACATTCGAGAATATTACCGCATCTGGAACACTCGTCTTTAATTTCTTTTCCTGCTATTTGCATTCCCATCCATCCTGTACCATTCTAGGTTTGTATATTTTTTCAGTATACCCTTCGCCGTTGCATAAGTCGCAAGTGACTTCTTTTTCTACGTAATCAGCACAACGTTCCCAGTATTGCGCACGATTTACTCTTTTGATAATAGTTCCACTTCCGCCGCACTTCGGACATCTGTGAATTTTGTTTCCTTGCATTAGTTTCACAAGGTCATCAAAAGTCGTTTTTCCACCATAGTCATCTCTCAAACATATTGCTTCATGAATTTTCATTTTCTGCGTCCTCCCAAAATTCGCAAACACAATCTGGTTCCGTAAAATCAGCGCAGTGTTCACTGTCGCCGTTGAAACATACCCATGTAAAATCGTCATGTTTCTTACATGTTTTACAACACTTTTCTTTTTGCATAATTAACACATCAATTAAAAAAGTCCAGTGTGCCGACTTGAACGGCATAAATCTCCCAACGAGAAACACTGGAACCGAACGAAGTAAGAGAAAAAAATTCCAATGATTGCAGTTCATTGGAATTGAAAAGGGAAGATTCGAACTTCCATGTACATCCCATGTCCAAAGACACATACTCACCCATTACGATGTACTATCCTCTGCGTCTGCCTTTCTATTGTATCAGATTCATCACCGTCAATAGTTCCGCCACTTTTCAATCAGAGCATTATCACTCAATGCATCAAACGTCCATATAGGAGGGGATTTCCACCCTTTTACTCTCATGCTGCCGACTAAGGTCACCTAAGTTGTGGGTTTAAACCTATGCTACCACAATAGCGTCTACGTATTCCGCCACTATATGGAATCGGAAAGGCAGGAATCGAACCTGCGGCACATAGCTTACAATGCCATTGTTCTACCACTGAGCTACCTTGCCATATTCACCGCCTTTAACGGTCAGACATTGTCTGGGCTGAATTTTACTTCTTTCGCTATAGTGTAAATCCACCTGAGACATAGACCGCCTGTATACAAACAGCTTAACTCTAAGCGGATTAAAGCGGAACGCCCGGAATCGAACCGGAGACTAGGTTGCTCGTCCCTATCAGCTTTCCACTAGCTGCACATTCCACATAACCCGGAAACCCCGGGTTAGCAATATGTTTATCGTGTTATGCTTTCCACTAGGCAATTTTTCATGGCTTGGACTATCGTATTTTTGCCAACCTGACGGCTTTTTGGTAACCGTGGTATGCTCCACGGAGTTGTTTCGGATTTGGATATTAATGTCTTTTCGGATAACGACGAAACCTTTTATATATCTCCTGAAAACTTCCTGTCCTCAACGTGCACCTATTGACGACAATTTAACTCAGAGACTGTGCCGAACGGGGAATTATCTTCATTGAACAGGCTGTGCCGTTACACACCTTTCATAAAAATAATCCACATACACTCATTCAGCAGTTTTTTCTGTCCATAAAACGGATAGACAGTATATGGAAGAAATGGAAACTACAGGACTCGAACCTGTGACTTGTCGGTTATGAGCCGACCGTTCTGCCAACTGAACTAAGTTTCCTAAGCAGAGGGTTATTGCAGTTCAAGAGTAACTTCCTCTGCTGTTGCGATTCTTGCCCTCACAGTCGCAACAAAGGGTCTAAATGCTGTTCTGCATAAGCAGAGTCCATCCGGGGCGTTTGAAGCCCCTTTAATCATCCCCGTTGGGATAGACGGAACCAATTCGGAGGGGAACTATATCATGGCTAAACAATATAGTCCGACTAGGCTAGCGGGATTCGAACCCGCGAATACAGCAGTCAAAGTGCTGTTCCTTACCACTTGGAGATAGCCCATTATTTGTCCGGGATTTTACCCGGACTCGTGATAGAGTGATATATTTTATAAGATTTTAGAAAGCATCATGTCTATATTTGTATCGTTAAGTCCGCGCCAGTTACTTCGGGAAATTATATTTCACTGACGCAGACCTAAGCTACTCTGGATGCCTCGACCTGTCAGATTCAAAGGCTTTCCCTAACCTGAGAACGACAGGCTTCTGCTTTTCTTGTATTTTCACCCGTTCAATCAGTATGGTGAACAGGGGAATTTGTATTGTGAACGCTAACCACATTGGGTTCTCCTCTTATTCTGCAAAAATCCAATCCTCTGCTAACATATCTGCCTGAGTTGCAAGCCATCCCATCTGTACGCCAGATGTTCCGACAAAAACAATGGCTTTATTTCCGATTGCATCGTGTTCGCAATTTATAATCTCATTATCAGCAGTCTTATATGAAATTCCAGTGGCGAGCTGAATGTACTGTTTCTTTCCGTTCCAACCTTTTCTTGCCACTTTAAGTCCGCGCTTCATGTACTTAATTGCATCCCCGAAAGAGAATGTTGCTTCACCGCCGAGTACCTGGCAGTTTGTTTCGTCCGCAATAATCCATTCATCAGACTGCATATTCATAGTTGTATATTCCACCATCTGCGTCTCACGAATATCAAGTAATTCTCCTTTTTCACCGTTATCCTGTGGGCGGCACTGAATCATAATTGTTTCTTTTTCTGCATCCCAATACCAATATCCGCCCCATGATGGAAGCTTTACCTTGGCTCCCTGTTTCATAAGTTTGAATGCTTCTGAAAATTTCATTACTTGTGTCCTCCTTTATAATCTAAAAATCACAACTGCATTAACTGCAAAACAAATTTCCATCAATATA